CGCGGCTAAGGCCACCGAAAAAGCCGGCCCGGCACCTGAGCGGACTCATACGACGGTCACGAAAGGCAAGGACACCAACCGCGTGACGATTACGGTGCCTCTCCGATTTGGCGACACGGCCCGAGCTAATTTCCTCGAATGCATCGAAGAATTGGCGGCCGAGTGTGGCGTGGAAATCATCATCCCCGCCCCGGTCAACGCCTAAGGCCCCGCGCCCCCCACATACCCCGCACCTACCCGGTGCGGGGTATTTTTTTGCCCCGTTGTTTCTGCTCTGATTAATCCGGATTAACCCCGGCCCTCCCTCTCCCTTCGTTCCCCTGCTCCGAGTCAGGGACGCGCTCGCTCTGCGACCCTCTCCCTTCGTTCCCCTGCTCCGAGTCAGGGACGCGCTCGCTCTGCGAGTGCGGGTCAGGGACGCTTCCCACGCTCCGAGTCAGGGACGCGAAAAACCTGCACTTACCCCATGCAGATTTCTTACTTATTTCTTGTAATATCCATATAATCTACGTATATTGCGCTATCATTATTCAAGGAACAAATAGGCGGCACCCGGAGCCGATTAATCCGGATTAATTCAGATGAGCACACCACACTACAACATTTGCAAGCGAGCGGCTAAGCGCCTACCGACTGAAGAGTTGACAGCCATATCAGAGATGGCAGACAAGTGCGAGGGTTGGCTCTCGCCTGAGTTCCTTGAACTGCGCAACGCAGTCAGGGACGAGCTTTCGACACGCACAATTAATCCGGATTAACCATGATTCTATTCGATTTAGACGGCACCATTGCCAACGTCGACCGCAGACGCCAAGCGGCAGACGAAGCACAGGCCCCATACCCAAGCAACGAACGCCAAGCGTGGTGGGCGGCGTGGCAGAACCCCGACAACATCCTGCGTCTCGACGTACCCAACGAGTTGGTGGTCAGTGTCCTCAGGGACTGGCGAGAGCGGGGCAAACACATCGTCATCGTCTCTGCCCGCAACGACAAGAACAGGGACGTGACCGAGCAGTGGCTCGCGCAGTACGGCATCCACTACGACGCGCTCTATATGCGCAAGGACGGGGACTATCGCCCCGACAACGTGTTCAAGCAAGAGTTGTTGGACAACATCCGCAAGGGTGGCGAAGACCTCATCGAGAGGGTTTACGACGACCGCAATCAGGTTGTCGATATGTGGCGGGCCAACGGCATCGACTGCATCCAAGTGGTACCACGTGACAAAGGAGAGTTCTGATGCGGATAGTATACCCCACCACCTTCGACAACATACACCGAGGCAAGTTCCGTGCCGCGTGGTCATACCTCCACGGCGACGTTGAGGACGACCACGGCTACGACATCTTCACCTGCAACGAGGCTATGCAACGTGCCATTTCTCGCAGTAAGGCTGACGAGGAGTTCACCTGCACCATCATCTGCCCCACCACTTACAAGCGTAGGGACGGCGTGGCGATATGGATTGGTGACCAAGGCAGGCACGGTAAGCCGTACCCTTTCGTCTACGTCTGCTATGCCGACGACACCGAGGCCATCGAGGGCGCGAGAGCGTATCGAGACCGGGGTGACCGCTTCGACTCAGGTATCAGTGGTGATACCTATTACCGCGTCGTGTGGTACAACAGTCACATCCGCAGTTGCCTACGCAACAAAGAAGTCTTCACCAAGGAGTGGCTTCGGGAGAACAACGTACTCGGCAAGCGTGCGTGGTTTATGGAGTTGCAACACAACGAGCGAACCAAGGACATCGTGTTCCGCTTTGCCGGAGAGTTAGTGGGCAACCAATACTACCGCGCCAACACCGACGACATCGAGCATGCCAAGCGTATGTGCCGACTCATCAGACCTTTTGAATTAGAGAAGATGGGCTTCCTCACCCCCATGTTCCAAACCAACAAACGAGGGACAATACAATGAAACACCCACTATCCAAACTCATGGACGAGGCGGCGAAGGAGCATCCTATCCTGCCCGGCGTCTTCGACCAAGCGTTGCGCATCGGCCTTCAACAGATGGCCGAGAGCAAGGACGCGTGGCTCGAAGAGAACAAGGACAAGCTGCTCCTCGTGGAGCCTCACCTGTGGCACCGACTGATGGGCCGCGCAAAAGAGATGTTCGATGACCTATACAGTTGAGAGTACCGACGCCATCCACGATGGCTACCAATGGAGCGGCAACTACAGCCGTGTTGAGCGGCATACGTTCACCGTTCCTGACGACGCCACCGACAGTCAGGTGTGGCGCAAAGCGAGAGAATTAGTTGGCTTCACGGGTTGCCGGGGCCGGTATCTACACGACGACGCGTGGATGCCATACGGGGCGGCCACCATTGTATTCATCTATCCCGTCGACGAGCTGTTGCTCGCCGCCGAGCAAGCGGCGGAGTATGCCCGGCGCTTGGAACTCAAGCAATCCCTGATAGGAATGCTCGACGAGCTGTGTACGTTCCGGGCCGTAGAAGGATGGAACACCGACGACGTTGAAAGTATGATTAAGACAATCGACACCCTCCTGCCATGAGTTTCACAAGTATCATCCTCCGCGTAGCCCTGATTGGGTTCGTCGGCATGTTCATCATCATCAGCCTTCTACCATGAAGTTCGAAACATTCAAATCCATTTGCGAGCAACACGACGTTGCTTTCCCTGACGCGTTCAAGAACGACAGGGTCCGTGCCCTCATCGACCGTTGCGATGGTCGGGAGAGTATCAAGGACCAACTCGAACTGAACGGCATCCTCACTCAAGAATTCAAGTCATGACGTGGAACACCCAAGAGAACTACAACCGATTGAGCGATTCCGCCAAGATGGGCGGGTCGTTCAACGCCGCCATCATTGATGCATTCTTCAAAGCTGACAACACCAACAAGCCTCGCCTTGTCGAGGCATTCCCTGAAATATTCAAGCCATGAATAAACCTATTGACCCCGAAGGGTGCTACACCGGACCCGAACTCAAGTGGAGTGTCGAGGAAGTGGAGTGTATCGCTCAACGCCTTGACTACGACTTGGACCAAGCCACCCTTGAGCGTGTACTCATTGCCACGTTCGAGGACAACGAGACCCTCATGCACCAAATCTCCAAGCACATCGAGGACACCCTTGAATACATGGACAACACCGATGCGCTATGAACTACGATTGGAAAGCCGGTGAGTTGGCGCTCACCTACAACAGGACAGAACCTGACGGCCCGAAGGTTTCGAGGGCCATCGACTTGGTGAAGTTCCTTCGCCCCTTGTACGACCCAGACCTTGAGGTTCGGGAGAGGTTCTTCATCGTCGGCATATCTCGCTCCAACAAGATACGCTCGTGCTTCGAGGTCGGCGCCGGCGGCTGTGCGGGCTGTGTCGTGGACCCCAAGCTTGTGTTCAGTCGGCTGTTGCTCGACAACTGCGCGGCGTTCATCTGCTCCCACAACCACCCGAGTGGCAACCCATCTCCGAGTATGGCAGACAAGAACTTGACCCGCACCCTCAAGGACGGGGGCAAGCTACTTGACATCGCCATGCTCGACCACATCATCGTCACCTCGGACAAGTGGAACAGCTTCGCCGAACTAAATCTGCTTTGAACCCAAAGATTTCTTACTAATTACTTGCAAGTATGGAAGTTATTCCTTATATTGCGCTATCAATTCATTACAAGGCAATCCTGCCAATTAATCCGGATTAATTATGACTACAATCCATTACACCCCTCCCAAGGGCGTCGATGCTTCGGCCCCCTTCTTCGAACAGCTCGAGCGTGACGTTGCCGAGCGCCGAGTCACCAACGTCGGTTACATCGAGAACGACGGCACGAGCAAGAGTGCTGACCAATACCGCTCGCTGTTGCAGTTGACCTTCCAACGTCGGTATGCCCGTTCGTATGCCACCATCGGCATGAAGCCAACACGTCATTGGCGCATCACCGACCTCAAGAAATACTACGGGGTCAAGGGCAACGCCACCAAGGTTGCCGACCAACTCGATGCCATCTACGAGTCCATCATCCAAGCCCTTCGGAACGCATGACCGACCAAGAGATTGACGCTCGCATCGCCGAGCTACGGGCCAAGCCCCTCCTCAAGTGCGACGAGGCCGAGGTACGAGAACTGCTCTCGTACTACGACGACCACCAACTGCGTGAGATTCAGGTCTCCCTGCACAAGCACATCAGAAGCATCGAGCGCAAGAAGAAACACTTCGCTGAGTATTGGCGGTGCAAGGACATCCTCAAGTGGGCACAACAGGAGGAGTGCTCCCGCCCTATGACATCTGACTTCCTCAACAGCGTATTCAAAATCAACAACTGATGGCTATCGAAATCATGAACCCCTACGAGGCGTGCCTCGCAATCCAAGAAGACGTGCGCCGTCTCCTCCAAGCAATACCCAAGCGCGTTCAAGACTTGGACACCGACCTCAACGGTGCTGACGTGGGGTGTCTTCTCGCCAACATCTACGAGTGTGCCGAGCGCATCATCGAGGTGCAGTACAAGAGTACCCTATGCGACGACCACCCCAACAAGATGCAATCCCTACCCAACTTCCATGAACTGAAATCATGACCGCCAACACATTCATCTCCCTGTGCAATGAGCACAACATCGACCCTCGTGTTGCCTACGAGAACTCCGATGTGCGGGGCCTCATCAAGAAAGACAAGGGCAGGAACTCAATCACCAATCAACTCCATCTCAATGCAATCCTCAGCACCCAATTCTGACGCGCTCACCAACATCTGCGCTCTCGAGGCTTGGCTCGACAGTAGCCTCAGCCTCATGGACGAACCCATCGGCGACACCACCGTGCGTGACGTTGTCGACCATCTCAAGTGGCACTTGCAGTTGTCCGCCTTCCCCAAGCAAATCATCAGCCCTGTCCTTGGGCGTATTGATGTACCGCCTATGGAGCCATGCAGTGACACGTGGTTCAGCATTGGCTACATCGCCGTCAACATCTTCATCGTCGAGGACCGGTGGCAATACAACGTGTTCGTTGACAAGCTCAACCCGGAGACGGGCTTGCGGGAGTACAACACTGACGTTCAACTCTGTCACGGAATCTGCTCATGACCATACCTAAGACAATCAAGACCAAGGATTTTGGTGACATCCAAGTCTCTGAACACGCCGAGTGGGGCAGACTATCCGAGCATGAGGATGTCGGCTTCCCTGCGGGCGACCACCTGTACTGCTTCGTATACATGGTGAATCCGACTTTGCTAGGGTACTACATCACTACCGCCTACGGTTCACAACGAGAACTCGAATCAGGAAACTTATACATAAAGCAATGACACGAGAAGAGAAAATCGAACGCTACATCGACAGCGTTATCGACGGCATGGATTGGAAGACCATGTACCACTACGTCTACGAGACCATCGCAGAGTCCCTTGAGGGTGATAGCGATGAAGCGATTGACGAAATGTATAACAACCACTTCAACGAAACATGAAAGACACAATCAAATCCATGCTTCTCGAGAACACGGGCAAGCATCCCATGGACAGCGGCGGCGCCAACGGTAGGCGTTGGCAACGCAATCAGTTCCGCGACTTCGAGTCGGAGGAGCCCATCACCTTCGAGGTGAACATGAACTACAACGAGGACGGCACGGTCAGGTATCGTGACATCATCCCGACCATCACCCTATACCATTGGCTGATGGGCGCCAACATTGAGGAGGACGAGCGGGCCGAGGAGTTCAATGCTCTCATCGACAGCGCCGACCCTTGGTGCGACGACCTTGCCTTCACCACCGAGCAGTGCTATCAGAAGCTAATGGAGTGGGACGCAGACATCGACGACGAGCGGTGCTACAACACCTACAACGACAGCGACTGCTTGGACCAAGTGTTCCAGTACCAGCACCTGACCATTGGTGACGACCCGTACGTCCTCATCAGCGTTCACGGCGGTGCCGATGTACGTGGTGGGTATGCCGCATCGCGGTTGTTCTACCTCGACGAGAGCTACATGGACATGCTATGGAACGAAGAGTACAACAGGTGCATGGACGAGGACGAGGCGCGTACGTACAACAGGTGCATGGACGAGGACGAGGCGCGTACCTACCTCGAGCACGGCCAGCCCTTCACCGTTTGCCGGTGGGGGCCCGACACCAACGAGACCATCAACAACTGCACTGACCTCAAATGGATTGAAGAATGATGGACATCGGCCCCGTATACTACACCACCCGCCGCGCAACGCTGGACATCGACGAGATGGACATCACCTACGTCTACAATGCGGCGCGGTGGTTCGTCCGAAAGTGGAAGCGGCCCGACCTGCTCCCCATCATCGACTCAGTCCACTCAGGTCATGCCCGCACCATCCTCAAGTGGTGCATCCTGAAACAGGAAGCCTTTGCCGCCAAAAGCCAACCACCTTGGAACCATGACACACTGAGACTAATCGAGAAGAAGGACACCGACCTTATTGATAAACACCATCCAAATTGGATATGCGACTTGTATCCCGGCGACGAATGGGGTAGCGACCCAGACGGAGAATTTTGGTACGAGGAACAGCAAAAGAAACAGGAGGAAGCCGAGGCACGTCTTGCCCGTCTGGAAAACCAGTACTGCAACTCTCGTTTCTTGCTCAAGGTGTACTACCCAAAATCCACCATTCCCCGCAAAAGACATTCACTGACATAACCAAGGAATCATGACACGAACGAAACACCTCGACAACCACATGGCACAGTTGTGCCGTGACCGGGCCAAGCGCATGGCCGATACCAATAGGCGCAACGGATGGGAAGACCTATGCGGTGACGTAGCCAACATCCGTGGCCTGTCCCCCCTACTTCGACGCCACGCAAGTGACGAAGAGATACGCAACTACATCCGCAACATGGACACGGCATGCCGTGAACAATTACCCGATGAGGTATGGGACGCTTTCAAGTAAGCCACAACAGGCAGCTCGTCGGAGCAGACGAGCGCGGTAACAGGACTGTGGTACACACATGGTTCTGTCCGTGGGGTTCATACTCAGCACGACTACCGAAGGGCGTAAAAAAGTTGACGCACTTCCGAACATTAACAGTGGAACAAGTTGCAAGCCACTAATATATTCCTTATATTGCAACATCAATTACAATCCAATCATGGAACAATCCAATCACCCGGTCGTCAAGACCACCGAGGCCAACTTGGCCGAAGCCAACGAGGCCATCAAGGCCATCGAGGCACAACTCTTAGAGGTCAAAGCCTGCATCCGCAGTATCGAGGCCGTTCAACAACCATCCCTCTCCACCGAGCAGTTGCGTGCCTTGGCCCGCAAGTTCTTTGTCATGGGTGCCGAGGCACAGCAGGAGAACTTCGAGTGTCCGGACATCGAGCCGTACGTCGAGATTGACGGACACTCTGACGGGCTACGCTGGGACTACAGCGGTCAGGTTTGGATTGAGGGCGACACCTACGCCGACAACATTCAGTTCGGCGATGTGGTCATCACCGACGACGTGATTGACGAGGTCATTAATCCGGATTAATCATGAGTGACGACTACAAGAAGAGAATCCAAGATTCCGCTATCTCCTGTGTTGCGTTCTTGCGTGGCTGTGGTGTCGACCCCGCGTCCATTCCGGTCACCAAGATTTACGAGCTGGCTGTCATCTACCACGACTACGGTCCGGAGGGTGTCCGTGACTACCTCGGCACAGACATCGGTGACGGCGGCATTGCAGAGCTTGTATCATGAAGATGACACGTCAATCCCGCAACTACGCAGAAACCGTTGGCCACGCCGTGGCCTTCGGTATCTGTATGACCAAGTGCGACGTCTTCCAAGGCGCGACCATGAGCGGATACATCCACGGTGTCCGCGAACCCAACGAGGCACAGCTTGACATCAAGCATGCATTCACCCAAGATGCTTTCGAGCACTGGACCCGCATGATGCGATTGGCTGAGGACTTGGCCTTCAAGCGTGGCCACGACACGTGCGACTACGGCGTAGTCATTACCCGCCTTGGCGACAAGCTCATCATGAGCCTAGCACGACACAGTTACTTCCATCACAAAGCTCTCGACCATGCCGAGGCAGAGATGACTGAGAGCGCCGTGTACGACCTGTCGAATTACGACACCCCCCTGTATCTCGAGGAGCACAATCGTATGCCGGGTGCGCCCAACGAGTTCTGGAGTATGCGCGAGGCGGGCGAGTATGCACACATCCCTTACGACGACGAGTACAATGTCCAATCCAAACGAGCCGTATAGGTATCTGCCCTCCGAATACGATGACCTCAACGACCTGCGTAAGCACCTCCAAGAGATTGCCGACGGCTACTTGGAGCGGGAGTACGAAGACATCGTATACGATTCACTAATGGAAACCATCAATACAATACAACATGTTCTTGAAAGAATGGAACAGGGTGATTGAGCGACACCCTGACACAAAAAAGGTTCGCTTCCTTATCGACGGCAAGATTGTTACGCCGGAGTCACACGGTTACGAGGACGGTCTGTTGACCATCCAACTGACCGAACCTACCCTGTGGGACGGCAACCACCCCCGACAGGCGGAGTGGGACGCCCTGTGGGACAAGCACGTCCCGGCAAGCGGCGAGGCCGACACGCCGTATGGCGAGGCCATCCGTGCCTTGGGTCGCCTTCAGTATGAGTACTACAACAACGGGTTCTGCAACGCTTTGGAGGACGGGTTCATCACCACCTTTTACCGAGCGTTCACCGACAGCATCCAGCGCATTGGGTACAACATGCACGGATTCCGGGATTGGATGCGTAGCCAAAGCTACCCCGACTGCGACTACGACATCCATGCAGCCCGACAATTCAATGCCATCACCGAATACATTCTCGACTATGATTCACACAACAAGTAATTACTCTCAGTTCGACTTCAACGAGCTGAACCGTGGCGTCGATGCCACTCAAATCCGCAGGCTGAAGAAGAACATCAGCGAACTCGGACTCGTCCAACCCATCATCGTCACCGCTGACGGGACCATCATCGACGGACAGCACCGCTTCCATGCGTGCCGAGAGCTCGGCATCCCCATCCAATACATCGTCCGTGACGCCATGGACATCGCGGATGTGGTCAAGCTCAACAACGCAAGCAAGTCTTGGACCATCATGGACAAGGTCAAAAGCTATGCGGCGCAGGGCAACGAGCACTACATCAAGCTGCTTGAGTTCCATGCCGAGTGCCGAGAGGTACACCCGAAGTTTTCGGTCCGGTCTGCGGCGCACATTGCACAAGGCAGTAGCTCTCAATCGTCAGGCCGCAACGGGATGAACCTCGGTGGGGGGACGTGGGAGTTCCGCGCCAAGCGTGACGACGCCTACGCTAGGCTGTATGCCATCAGCGCCTTCAGCCGTTGGCCGTTCTTCCTGAACAACAACTTCATCACCGCCTTCCTGCGGTGCATCCGCACCGTCGAAGGCTTTAATTGGAAGGAGTTGCTGAAGAAGGCGGAGATGAACCCCCACATGTTCATGCACGCCGGAACCACGCAGGAGTACATGCGGATGTTCGAGCAGGTGTACAATCACAAAAAGCGCAAGCACACAAGGTTCTTCTGATGATAGAGATTCTACACCTCGATGGTAGCAGGGAGACGGTTGAAGGACCGCTCTCCTTGCATGACCTCCAGCAGGTAGTCGGCGGCTTGATTGAGCTTGTCTACCTCCCCGGAAAACAATTCATCGTAGTCAACGAGGAGGGCTTGCTTCTTGGCTTGCCTACCAACATGACTGCATCTAACATTGCGGGCCGGCACCTTGTCGGCACCGCTATTCTAACCGACGAACTCGAATGAAACGAGACATTTTCGAAGACTATGTCGAGCGGGTCAGCGCCCGATTCGACATCCCCCGAGAGCGACTGTTCGCCAAAGACAAATCGCGTGACGTAGTTGACGCCCGCCACATGCTGTACTACCTGTGCAAGGAGCGTCCGATGACCAACACCTACATCAAGCGGTACATGACGGAGAACGGATACGCTATCGACTTACCTTCCATCGCTCATGGTCTGAAGCGCGTGGAAGAACACATCGCCAACGACCCAGACTACACCACTCTAATTAACCAACTCAAATGAAACACGAGTCAGTTTACGGCCACCTCAGTGGCATCGACGTGCGCCCCAAGGTGGAGCGCAAGGGCAACCTCGACTACCTGTCGTGGGCTCAGGCATGGCACATGCTCAAGCAGCTCTACCCTCAAGCCCAACGCATCGTCTACGAGAGCGAGCACACTGGGCTCAACTATTTCACCGACGGTCGCACCTGCTACGTCAAGGTCGGCATTGTGGTCAATGACATCGAGCATATCGACATGCTCCCGGTCATGGACTACCGCAACAACTCCATCTCGGTGGAGAAGGTGACCAGCATGGACGTCAACAAGGCCATCCAACGCGCCACCGCTAAGGCTATTGCGATGCACGGCCTCGGCCTATCTCTATGGACGGGCGAAGATGTTCCATCGCAGCCGTCCGAGGTCAAGGAGGCCCCCTCTAAAGAGCCAAAGCAGCGCATCTCGCTCGAGGTCGACGACGAGAACTGGTCGAAGGTGCTCAAGTACGTGGTGGCCAACAAGGAGTTGGGCATTGACGAACTGCTGAAGAACCTTCGCACCAAGTACAAGGTGAGCACCAAGGTGCAGAAGGCCCTGAAGGACAACATGGGATGAGCGATACTATCGACAAGCTGCGTGACGACAGCCAGTACTACGGAAAGTTCGGCCGGCAGTTCCTGTCCAACTCGGACATCAAGGTTCTGCTTGAGGACCCATCGCAGTATGGCGTGCCCACTCCGGACAACCCTGCGTTTGCCGGGGGTCGCCTCTTCCATCAGCTCATCCTTGAGCCGGAGAAGGCGGCAGGCGTAGTGTGTGTCGATGCCGCAAGCCGCAACACCAAGAAGTACAAGGACGCCTGTGCCGAAGCCGGTGTGCCCTTTATGCTCCTCTGCAAAGAGCAGGAGAACATCACGAGGTTGACCGACAAGATGCTTGGCAACCTTGACTTCTTCGATACCATCCGTGAGGACGGCAACGTCTATGAGCAGCCCGCCGTGGGTACCATCATGGGCAAGCAGTTCAAAGGGAAGGCAGACATCCTTGGTGCCGACTGCATCATTGACCTGAAGACGACGAGTAACCTCGACGACTTCAAGTGGTCGGCGCGCAAGTATGGCTACGACAGTCAAGCCTATATCTACCAAAGCCTGTTCGGCAAACCGATGGTGTTCTATGCCATCGACAAGAAGACGGGTAGGATGGGCATGTTTGATACCAGTGACGACTTCATCCGCCGTGGCAGGGATAAAGTTGAGAGGGCCCTCGAGGTCTACGACCGGTTCTTTGGAGCCGATGCCACACACAACATCGAAACCTTTTACATCAAAGAGACGCTATGAGCGACCAGAAAGACAGGGTCTTTGCACCCGCCATGAATTGGAGCCAACCCCGTGAGGGTGCTCCCGACTTCGTCAAAGCCAAGCTTGGCATCAAGACTGACGAGTTCATTACCTTCCTCAAGGAGAACGCCAAGCCCTCGGGCTGGATTAACTTCGAGATGAAGCAAGCCCAAGACGGGCGTTACTACTTCGAGCTTGACACGTGGGAGCCGAAGAAACAGGACAACGCTGACGACACCCCGTTCTGATTGGATTGGGTCATTGTGATGAGTGGGGAGGGGGCTTCGGTCCCCTCCTTCATCTCATGACGCGGATGTCGTTTTTCGTTGGCCCCTACTCTCTCTTTTACTTTCTTTACTTCCTTCTCTTCTCCTACGTATACGAGAAGAATAATCGACATTTTCGACACAGCTCCTGATAATCAGGTAGTTGACTACAATAAACCGGCACCAAAATCGACACACCCATGTCAAGAATCGTCACAATCTTTAAGGACATCAAGGAAACGGAGACTCCGTTCCACCGCTCCGTGGACTTTGTGCTTGGTAGAATCCGCGATGGAGCGTCCAAAGAATTGGTCACTCGCATCCGCAAGGAGAAAGACAAGTCCGCCCGCAACGAGCTCAAGAAGGGGCTCCCTGCGGTATGCTTCTCCGGCACATTCAACAAGCGCAGCGACGCCAACCTGATGGAGCACAGTGGCTTTATCTGCCTCGACTTCGACGGATACAAGACCAAGAAGCTCATGATGGCTGAGCGCGAGCGGCTTAGCAAAGACAAGTACGTTTTCTCTGTCTTCACCTCTCCCTCCGGCAATGGCCTCAAGGTCTTGGTCCGCATCATGCAAGACCCTGACAATCATACGAGTTACTTTAACGCGCTAGAGAAGCACTTCAACTCGGAGCACTTCGATAAGACGTGCAAGAACATCAGTCGGGTATGCTACGAGAGCTTTGACCCGCTCATCTACATCAACGAAGAGTCCTCGGTTTGGACCAAGGTGGAGGAGGCGGAGTACGTAGAGGTCGAAGCCATCCGCGATGCCCCCACCATCCCCATCACCGACGAGAATAAGGTGGTTGACATACTCCTGAAGTGGTGGACCAAGAAGTACGGCATGGTCGACGGGGAGCGCAACGCCAACCTGTACAAGCTGGCTATGGCGTTCAATGACTTCGGCGTGAACCGTAGCCTCGCCTCCCACATCCTCCGTCAGTTCGAGCAGCCCGACTTCAAGGCCGAAGAGATTGAGCGTACTCTGGCTTCGGCATACAGCAATACCGCGAACCACGGCACCCGATACTACGAGGACTCTGACCGCATCAACTCCATCAAGGCACAGCTCAAGCGCGGCGTGTCAAAAAAAGAGGTCCGCTCCCAACTCAAGGAGTCCAAGCTGGAGAGCGACGTAATTGATTCCGTCATCGAGCGGGTGGAGCGAGAGAACGAGGAGCAGACATTCTGGACCAAGACCGAGAAGGGCGTCATCAAGATTGTGCCGCTCGACTTCAAGACATTCCTCGAGGACAACGGGTTCTACAAGTACTGCCCGGAGGGTAGCAAGAACTACGTCTTCGTGCGCGTCACCAACAACCTCATCGACCACACGTCGGAGAAGGAGATAAAGGACTTCGTCCTCGGCCACCTCTTGGAACACGACGACAAGACCATCTACAACTTCTTCGCCGATGCGGTGCGCTACTTCCGTGAGGAGTTCCTCACCCTGCTCGCCACCATCGACGTGTACTTCATGGAGGACACCAGTGACTCGGCGTACCTGTACTACCGCAACTGCGCTGTGCGCGTCACGCCGGAGGCCGTCACGAGCATCGACTACCTCGACCTCGGCGGATACGTTTGGAGCGACCACATCATAGACCGCTCGTTCAACGAGTGCAGCTACGATGGCTTCGACTATCAGAAGTTTATCGCCAACATCTGCGGTGGCGACGACGGCCGTACGGCGAGTATGGAGAGTACCATCGGGTACATGCTCCACGGCTACAAGAACCTCAGCTATTCCCCTGCGGTCATCCTCAACGACGAGGTCATCAGCGACAACCCCGAGGGCGGGACAGGCAAGGGCCTCTTCATGGCGGCCCTATCCAAGATGAAAAAGCTGGTAGTCATAGACGGTAAAGCGTTCGCCTTCGAGAGAAGCTTCCCCTATCAGCTCGTAAGTGCTGACACTCAGATACTTTGCTTCGATGACGTAAAGAAGAACTTCGACTTCGAGCGTCTATTCAGCGTAGTCACAGAGGGTTTGACGTTGGAGAAGAAGAACAAGGACGCCATCAAGATTCCGTTCGAGAAGTCCCCCAAGATTGGTATCACGACCAACTATGCCATCAAGGGTGCGGGCAACAGCTTCGCGCGGAGGAAGTGGGAGCTTGAGCTACACCAGTACTACAGCAAGGCGTTCACTCCCATCCACGAATTCAAGAAGCACTTCTTCGCAGATTGGGACGACGACGATTGGTGCAAGTTCGACAACTATATGGTCGCCTGCCTGCGCGGATACCTCGCTACCGGCCTTGTCGAAAGCAAGTTCATCAACCTCGGTATCCGTCAGCTCTCGGCAGAGACGAGCCACGACTTCATCGAGTGGTGCGGCCTCATCGGTGGCGAGGAGAACAAGACGCTCGAGCCGTACGCCAAGCTGTACAAGCACGACGTATACCTCGACTTCGTGCAGGAGTATCCTGACTACGCACCGAAGGCCAAGCAAAGCATTTCGCGCACCAAGTTCTACAAGTGGCTTGTGGCGTACTGCATGCACAAACACGGCTTGGCACCAGAGGAAGGGCGGGACAGCGCCGGGCGCTGGCTCCGCATCCGAAAGCCCACCGAAGAACAAACTGAACTGCAATGGAACTGAGAAACTATCAGAAGCGCATCGTCCACCGCGCTAAGCGCATCGTGGAGCAGCATGGCTTCGTCTACCTCGCTATGGAGGTGCGCACCGGAAAGACGCTCACATCCCTGAGCATAGCCGAAGAGTTAGGCGTGCATAGTGTTTTGTTCTTGACCAAGAAGAAGGCGCTCGGCAGCGTGGGGGAAGACGCCCTGAAGCTGTGCCCCTCGTACGAGTTCTTCGCCATCAACTACGAGAGCATGCACAAGCTGCCCCACAAAAACTGGGACCTCGTCATCTTGGACGAGGCCCACAGCTTGGGTGCGTTCCCTAAGCCGAGCAAGCGAGCCAAGGGCGTCCGCGACCTTGTGCGGGGAAGCAAGGTCATCCTCCTCTCCGGCACCCCTACCCCGGAGTCGTACAGTCAGATGTACCATCAGGTATATGGCATCAAGGGCAATCCGTTTGCTGGGTACAGGAACTTCTACCGCTTCTGCGACGACTACGTAGACGTTAAGACTCAGGTAGTTAACTCCCTTCCTATCAAGTTCTACAACAAGGGCTTGCCGAGTATCCTGACGGCCATGCAGCCATATATGATTAGCTTCAGCCAGCGCGAGGCAGGCTTCAAGAGCGACCTTCGGGAGCACATTTTGCGCGTCCCCATGGAGGCCCGCACGTACGAGCTGTGCAAACGCCTCCGCAAGGACCGCGTCATCGACGGGAACGAGGAGGTTGTCTTGGCCGACACTCCGGTCAAGCTCATGCAGAAGCTGCATCAGATGTACTCCGGTACGGTTAAGTTCGAGAGCGGCAGGGCCATGGTCTTCGACCACAGCAAGGCGCAGTTCATCTACGACAGGTTCTGTCGGGACAAGATTGGCATCTTCTACAAGTTCAAGGCTGAGCTCAAGGCTTTGCAGGACGTGTATGGCGACGAGCTGACTACAGACCTTCAGGAATTTTACGACGGCGACAAGAGCATAGCCCTACAAATTGTGAGCGGGCGGGAAGGCATCTCTTTGAAGCAAGCCTCTGCGTTGGTGTACTACAACATCGACTTCTCTGCGACCAGCTATTGGCAGTCGCGGGACCGGATGACGACCAAGGACAGGACCGAGAGCGACATCTATTGGGTCTTCGCCGAGAAGGGCATCGAGAGGCAGGTGTACAAGGCCGTGACCGAGAAGAAAGACTACACGTTAAATCACTTCAAGAAATGGAATACAACAGCGATTTTAGACACGACCTGAAGGTGGGCCACAAAGGGGAGCGGTATCTGGCCGCCATCCTTGAGGGCGCCACCATCGAGGTCAAGGCTGACAGTTGGATTGGCCGAACGCGCAACATTGCTGTGGAGTACGAGAGCCGTGGCAAGCCCTCCGGAATCGCCACTACCGAAGCTGACTACTGGTGCTTCATCTTCGATGGTGAGGAAGCCAAAAAAACATTCATCATGGTGGACACCGAGAGGCTGAAAGACATAGCTCGAGAGTACTTGAAGAAGGGAAGCATCAAGAAGATGGGTGACAAGAACAGCTCCACCTCCATCCTTATCCCATTGTGTGAATTCATGAGAATGGTATAGATGTTATCTTGTATCTGGGATGACGGAGCAGCAGATTCAGACACGCCGTATCAAGGAGCTCGAGGAGCAGGGCTACTATGTCATCAAGCTCATCAAGACCAACAAGAACGGCATCCCTGACCTCGTTGCTATCCCTCCTGACAGCGGCGTTATTTTCTCTGAAGTCAAGCGACCGAAGGGTACGGTATCTAAGCTACAGGAGTACCGGATGAAAGAGTTGAGGCAACATGGAATTGAGACCGAAGTATATCGAGGTTGACTCTTCGTACGAGTTGGACGAAGGGTTCGTGGACGGCGTCATGGAATTGGCTGCCCACCACAGGCTTCGTGTGCTTCGGCAAATAAACAGTGCTATAGAAGAACTTGAGTACACCGACGACGACACCATGGTTGCCGGGGGTCGGGTGGGCTCACAGGTCTTTTACGAATTTGAATACTACAACATGGAGGGCTGGGTCCCTGTCCTCCTCGACTTTCGTCTTGTCGAAGTAGACGACTACTTGGACATGATGGTCGACAATAAATTAGTCATATCGTGATTTCACCCAAACACCCCGACGAGGTCAAGCGCCTCGCAGAAATTGTCCGCAACGGATTCGATTCCGACGTATACACCCGTTGCCGCAAGCGGCAGCATGTCGATGGCCGCATCGCCTTCTCCCTCATGCTCCGTGAGCAGGGGCTGGGCTGCTCCGAAATCGGCAAGCTCCTCAACCGCAACCACGCTACAGTACTGCACTACTGGAACCGTGGCGAGGCTTTGATGGAGACGGATAAGATTTTCCTGAAGCGGTTCGTCAAGTGCCGAGAAGAGTACGCAGGCAAGGAGCCGGTGTACTACTACTCCAGCCGAGACCTCCGCAAGAAGTTTATCGAGCTACGCAACGAGCGCAACAAGATGCAACTAGAGTTGCAAGCCTACAAGCATCAAGCCAAGGAGGACCGCCACCTCGAGGAAATCTTCAACGTCGTACGCTGGCGCACCAAGCGTGACAAGTTGGACGAGGTATTAATCCGGATTAACCGGCTCTACAACGGATTATGAAGTGCCCGCAGTGCCGTAAGAACATGATGTGGACTGGTGACCACGACTCCGACGAGGACGGTCAGCAGGGTCTCATGGTCTCATGGCTCTGCGTCAACGAGGACTGCGAGATTCGCGCTGTCGATGTCCACTGGGTTATCTAGCGACGCTCTCCCGCCCTACGCTCTCTACTTCGGCGCTCTCTACTTCTCGACTCCCGAGTTCTCCGCCCCGTATCCTCCTTGTCAATGTCTTTGTAGATGTACCGCTGGTAGTGGTAGTTGATGTCGTTGGCGAAGGGCAGTAGACCGACAACACCGAGACCCTTGATAAGGGACCTTGTGTACTCCTGCTCTTGACGGGCTGCGTCCTTTCTCTTCTTCTTGATGCCAAGCTCTTCGGCAGCGAATCCGAGGGCGCCCTCGGCAAAGCGAAGCGCCGGGCCGAGCGGACCAGACGTACGGGTAAAGGCGTCCCACATCTTTCCCTTCCACTGCTTCTCGTCGTTGATGTCGAACAGCGGCATCATAACACGCTTGCCAAAGCCGTACTCTTCGTCACCGTACATATCACGGTTGATGAGCTCAACAGGAATTGCGACAGCACCACGGGCAAGTTGACCACGAGTGCCGCCCAGAACTAGCGTGGCCGCCCCCTGAGCGATGGACCTCTTGAGACGCTCAGCGATGTCTTCTTCTTCCCACTCATCGTCACCGTACATGGAGGCGATGAAGTCTCGCATCAATCCTGCCATCAGGGTGTAAGAAACCATACGGACACCCACGCCACCCAAGAGCGCCGCTCCTTGACCACGGGTAATCATTCCGTTGCCCACCATAGCGTTGAGTGCCGTGCGCGTGGTGACATACTCGAACACAAGGAAGCGTGTCATATAGCTATTGATGAAAGCGTAGACATTGGAGCCGATGTTGGCGTCGGGTCGGATGGTCCCGCCAAGCATGCCCAAGAAGATGTTGTCCGTAGCACCCGCCTTGACTGACGTGTCGTCAGCATCACGCGTAGCGTTTTCGATAGCCCCGCGATACTGGTTCATGTATTGGACATCGTTCTCGGCAATCTTCGCCATGTCTGGTTTCTGACCTGTCTGTGCCTCGAAAGACCGTGAGAAAGAACCAAACCACAAGGGGCGAGACACCGCCTTATCCGGCGTGGTAATCATCTTGTCTGCCAACTTACCCGTCACCTTCTGCAAGCTTCCGCCGGTGTTAGCCCAAATCTTTCCAAAGGCATTGGATGCGCCGCCACGAATCTCTGCCCGACCGGGAGACGTGGCCTCACGGAACTGGTCGAGGGCGGATGAAGTGATTTGCGTTCCCTCACCATCAGGGAACAGCCTCGTCGTTTGCACGCTTCCCACGTTGCGAAGGATGTTGGCCCCCTCGTTGTGATACATGTTTCGATACCGCTGCCCCTCACGGAACGCGCCGGGGTCTACCGTTAGAGCATATCCCAAGTTGGAGCCGAACTCAGAGAAGGCTCGCTCAACCTGACCGAGGGTGAGCTGGTATCCAATCTTCCTTACGGTATTGAAAATCTTGGAGGCCATACTGTCTTGGTTGACGGTTTGTACGAGCTGGTCTTTCACAAGCTGGCGCACGCTATCGTCGATAAGGTCAAGCATTTCCTCCTGCCTGAGGTTGAGACCCCTGACATTCTCCAAGTTCTTCAGCATCCGATACGCTGTGCGCACGGGCTTGGTCATGTGGTAGTCGGTCAGGATGAACTTGGCACCACGGTTGACAGAAGCAAACGGGTCGAAGCTCACTGCCGGAGCGGCACCTCCTTCACGCTCGATGAGGTTCTTAGCCTTCGTCGTGGCTTGGAACCTTTTGTTCAGTGCGTCAGCCATATTCCCGGAAGAGAACATGGTACCTGCATCCTGCTCTGGCGTCAGCACAACGCGGTGGAAATACTGTGAATACGGACGGAACGGCATGCCACGCAGCACGCTCGCCGTATAGTTGGCTTTCGGCGTGAGCTCGTCGTTAATCTTCCGAATCTCTTCTGCCACGGCCATCATCTGCTCCCCGCCTTTCTGCTTGCGAATCAGCGCCTCTATCTCCGCAGCGGACTTGCCGTCTATCTCATCACGGATAGACTGTAGCACCGCAGCAGACTCTCGGTTATACTTGACTTTGTTTCCACGGGTGTCCGCTTGGTCGATGGTCGCATCGAGCAGGTCGACGGCGGAATACACCCCCGTCCGCCCCTCGTTGGCCTCGAACTCCTTCTGCATCATGTATGCTCCGAGCAGGAACTTAGCACGAGTAATCTTGTTCGGGTCACGACTGAGGCTCTTGATGAGCGCGTTCTCCACGTTGTCCATGCGGGCCTCGATACCCTGCAACTCCGAGCGGAACTGAGCGGAAGCCTTAGCCAAAGGAGCAAATACGGCGTCGTAGATACGCGTGCTCTTGAAGTCACCCCACACTTGGTCGATGTAGTACTGCGGGTTGCGTCGCCCGCGTCGCGTCAAGGAGGTGAGCCTAGTCCTATCAAAGAACCGGGCGAGACCGGACTTGTCGTTGTAGATGGACTGCATCACTTGGTCGGCACGCACTAAGCCGTCGAGCTTCTCCACCAACATCTCTGTCATGTGCGGCACAAAGCCGTTCTCGATATTGTTTGCCACGCGCAGCAGGTTCTTCAGCTCGGCATTGTCCAGCTTCTCTACAGCCCCCGTACGAATCAGTTGGTTAAGCTGCCGCACGAGGTTGTTCTCCTCCCGAAGCCCGAAGTTGGTAGGTAAGGCTGACAAAGCCTCAACGGCGGTGAGCAGTCGCATCTTCTCGTCACGACGAGCGTCTTCCAACTCCTCCTCGGTCTTACCCTCCGGGGCAACAAAGAGCTCGGAGCCATACTTCCGCAACAGCTTGGCCTCGTCTTCGGTTATTACGCCAGCTTTGACCATAGCCGTAATAGTTCTGGCCACGCTCAGCTTGCCCTCCTTGGTATATACCTTGTCCTCGAAGTTCTCAAACTCGGCCAGCAACTCGTCCTTGGCGTTGAGCTCCTGATTGATTTCGTTGATGATGCCATCGACTAGCATCTCCACCTGTCCCATCGGGGCCAAGTCGAGTGTAGCCTTGCGTTCACCCAACATCTCGATGAGCTCCATGTAGTCCTCGAGCGCCCCTTCCGGAATAACCTCTGCGTTGATGCCGGTGATGACGCGGATAGACTCTTTGATGTTCTCGGCAACGCCAATCTTACCTGACTCTACGTTCCTCCACGCGCGCTTACGCAGCTTATTTGCGCGGTTCATCTTGTCCGCGTAGTCGGCGTCCTTGAATACGTTGTCGGCGTACTCAATGAATGAGCTTACCGAAGCCTCGTTGAGCGGATTGGTGCGGCTCATGCGAGACACCAGCGCCGCTGCCTGAGCGGATGTAAGGGCACCTGCCTTCCGCAGTTTAGCCACGTCTTTGGCAAGCTCGCGACGGGCCGCTGCGATAGCTGCTGCCGTATTTGCGGAGCTGCGGGCCATGTCCCGAATCTTCTGGCGGAGGGCGTCCTTCTCTTTGACCGTAAACGTCTTGTCCTTCGGTGCGTTGAGGATGGTGCCCGGCTTGGGTGACGACTTGATGCGACGCCCCATCTGCCGCTTTACGTTGAGCTCCATAGCCTCACGCCCCACATCGGATGCGTCCTTGTAGAACTTGGAACCACGCAGATACTCGAGCACGGCCTCTTCGATGCGGTCGTTGACGGCCTTGGCTCGGGCCCCCTTGTTGGTGATGGCTTGGATGGAAGCCTCACCACGCACGCGCTCTCGAGTGCGCTGGATGATGCCTTGAATCTCACGGTTGACACGAGCAGCCTTGGCGTCGTACTCGGCGATGGCTTGCTCTGCCCCGGGGCGTACGGCGAGGATGGCCTTGTCGGAGAAGCCGCGCTCCTTGGCGAACTTAACCACGGCTGAGGTAGAGAACCCTTCGGTGGAATCTCCGAGGTCGCTACGCTGCTCACGGGCCGACAACCGGCTCGGAGGAATCATCCCCTCCGGGAAGTCGAGGTACTCGTCTTGGTACCGCTTGAGTCCCTCGGTACGCAGGTCTTCAGCCTCGGCACGGGCCAAGCTCTCTGCGGCCTGCGCCTCGCGCTGCTCTGCTTCGATGGCCTCTCGGTCGGCAATGAACGCCTCGTCGCTGGCAATGACGTCAGCAGGTTTGACCCGCTTGCCGTCTTCCACGATATAGAACCTGTCGTCGCGGTCTCCGAACTGCTCCACTCCGAAGCCAAACTTCTTCATGTAGCCACGCAGCTCTGCTGCCAGCTTTGCATCGCCAATCAGACTTCCGTCCGGACGGAACTTGTACCGACCCAACACCTCCGAAGCACGCTGCTCCCGAGCCTTGGGCTGCCGCTTCGCCTGAGCCTCGTCCACGGACATGGTACCGAGGTTGGACATGAACTCCTTGAGCTCTGCCCTCTTGGCCTTGGACGCCTTATCGGTCTTCCCCTTCAGCCCGTCCAGCTCCCGCTTCGCCTGCCGAGACAGCGTGTCTTTCCGCTGGCGCTCTACCCGCTGCTGCTCCTTGGTGAAATCCTCCACGCTGACGCCCTCGATAGCAGCACGCTTCTGCGCCTCCGTAGCCTTGGGCGCCTGAGTCTTCTTGGCTTCGGCGAGTTGTTTTTTTAGGTCTTCGACCGTGCTCTCAAGGTCTTCACCCACACCGGCGGTGTCTCTGCTCTTAGTGGCTCTGTATGTCCTGTTGATGGAAACCAAGGCGTCGCGAGCACTGTCCTCAAACACCATGGTCGTCTCCAAACCCGTTATATAGGGAGTTTTTTGCTCAGCCGTGTACTTTCTATCTAAGTTCTCATTAGCTGTTTGCGCACCCATAGACGGCGCGTCTTCCATACTATGGAAGCGCGGGTCTTTGCCCGCATTGATGGCCTCTTTCGCCTGCTTAAAGCTCTTGTACTTCGGGTACTTGGTATTGTCCGGCTCGTCACGGTTGTAGAAGTCAAGGTCCTCCTCAGCCTTGCGCAGCTCCTCCTCAAGCCGGGCAATCTCTGCGTCGTCCACCGTCTCCTCCACCGTGGGCTCCTCCTCTACCGTTTCCTCCACCGTGGGCTCCTCCGCTGCCTTCTTAGCCCGCTCGGCTGCTGCCGTGAGCTCGGCCTGCTCGGCCTCCTTCGCCTCGGCTGCCCGCTTCTCTGCATCAATCTTTTCCTGTACGGAGTTCTGCACCACCGCCTGCTCCGCATCAGTTAAGCCTAGCTCGAAAGCCAGATTCACCACCTTGTTTACCCGTCGTGTGGACGCAGCCTTTTGACCACGGGTCATGTCCTGCTCCGGGTCGAGAGCATCCATATACTCCAAGTAGTCGCGCACCGCAGCCTCCAACTTCCCGAACGCCTCGACGCCAACCTTGGTGCGGATGGTGCCGACGGTGGGGGTCTCCTCAACGGGTGCCTCCTCCACCGGGGCTTCTTCCTCGACCTTCTTCTTCTTCCCGCGCAGCTCAGCAATCTCGTCACGCAAAGCAGCCCGCTTGGCCTCAGCCTCCTCGGTAAGACCCTTCACATACTCCTTGAGCTCCTCGCCTTCGAAAGTCCTCTTTGCCTCGCGCTTGTCCTTGGAAAGCTGCTCGGTAATCTCCTTCTGCCGCCGCTTGATATCGGCCAGCTTGGACTCCTGCTCCTGCTTCTCCTCGATGGGCTTGAGCTTCTCCAAAGCCTCCTCAGCTTCCTTGGCTACAGCCTCACGCTCCTTGGCGAGCCGCTCCATCTCCGCCTCCGCATCACGCTGTAATGACGCAATGCGCTCAGCCTTGTCGGCCTCGGACATCTTCTTCGACTTCTTCGCATCGCGCATCTTCTTCTCGATGGACGCGAGCTTCTTGTCGTCGATACGCTTGACCAGTTTGCGCAGGGTCTCCCGACCCTTGTCGGTCTTGGTCACCTTCTCAGCCAGTGGCCCAAGTACGTCATTAGCGGCACTCAAAGCATCCTGACGCAGCTTCTGAATCGCACTGATGCCACGGTCCAGCTCTGCCTCGGCTTCCTCCTTGGCGGCAGCCTCCTCACTGACCTCGATACCAGCGACATCCTCTTCGGTCAGGGCTTCACCACGCTCGACCTTACCAGCCAGCAACCGCATGGCGTCAAGCACAGCTTGGTCGCCTTGTGACCACTGCGACCCCAGCTTGCGACCGATGATGCCTTCGATAAAGCCCTTGATGGCGGCCTTAATCCTGCTTTTGACCTGTGGGCCGAGGGCGGTATAGCCACTGGCGATGTACCCGAAGACTTCCGACAAAGCCTCCTCGCTGATGTCCTGCTCCTCGTATTGAGTGAGGAAGTTGTCGATACGGTTAGCCAGAACCGACTTCGGCGGGATAGCCTTACGGATGGTGCGCAGCAACGCCTTTGCCTTCGCCTGCGCCTCTTCGTTACTCTCGGGGTTACGTAGCTGTTCCAAGAAGATGGCGTGGAACGCCTCGTGGAAAGCAGTACGGCTATTGGCCTTGGCGAGGTTGATGTGGATGGTCTTGTCGAAGTACATCCCGCTACCGCTCCGGCCAGTAGCCTCACGGTACTGCTCGGTAGTTTGGTATGCTACGACTTTGACATCCGGGATAACGGACTGAAGGGCCTTCAATACGTTGTTGGCCTGCTCCACATACCGCTGTTGCTTCTTGGTCAGCTTGCTGCCCTCACGCGTGCGCACATTGACGCCATCGTCAGTGGTTTCGGTAACGTCGGGTGTACCCTCGGCACCAAACTGCGCCTCCAAAGCCTCGGCCTCGGCACGCTCCTCTTCGGTCAGCTCTGGTGCGGCACTTTCTGTGGGGGCCGTTTCCTCAGCAGGTGCGACCTCCTCTGTTGGAGCCAACAGATTATCTAAAGCGCCTTCGTCCATCAGGACCTTTCGGCCTTCTGGACTAAACTCACTAACAACTCCTGCCTGCTCAAGCTGGTCAATGATTTTACCGGCCCGGTTATTACCGATTTTAAACTTCCGCATCAGAGCGCCAGAATCGGCTATACCAGACTCAATGACGGCCCGAGCTGCCTGCTCAAAAAGAGAGTCTCTCTCTACTTCTTCTTCCGCTTCTTGAGTTTCGACGGGAGGTTCTTGCTCGTCTTGTACTTCTTTTCCCACTTCTGCGCGAGCTCCGGATTCGTCGCGTGTAGGAACCTTCTCTGTGCTTTGCTCTTGAACGGCATCTGCTATCTCTTGTTGTCTAATTCCTAGGTCGTCAATCTCCTGCTGGATGGCTTTCTTGAACGGTGCGGCACGACCGTCAAGCTGCCTCTGCAACTCCTGCTTGCGGAGCTCCATAGCGAGGTACGACTTCTTTTGCTCGGGCGTCATACCATCTACACCACGAATGCCATCCATGGCTTGTGAGGTACGCTCGTAACCGTCGAGTGCAGCCTTGGCCTCAGCCCCCGTCAGCTTGCCTTGGTTGACAAGGTTCTTTAGGTGGGCAGCAATCATAGGCTTGGTAGCACCACGGTTGCCGGGGTTGGACATCCACTCGAATACCGCCAGCTCCGCATTTGACAGCTTGGAGAAGTCAGACTTGTTAGCATACGCACCAACAGCAGTGGGGGCGCCGAGGACGAAAGAACCCACAGCCTCCTGAGCACCGCCGTTAAGCATCGCCATAAGGACATTGTCCGGGGTCTCGAACTCTGGGTTTTCTGACGTCAAGTTCCACAGCTTCTTCATAGCGATATCGGCACCCTCTTGGGCAAAGCCGGTCTCGAACTCGGCAGCGGCGCCGGCAGTAAGAGTGAGTCCAGCGCGTGCCACACCGTTATTGACCTCACGCTGAATAATCTCTCGAAATGTTCGGCCCGTAGCCCGCTCGGTGGGCTTACCGGCAATCTTAAGAAGCGCCTTGCCCATCAGGTTCCTCGACTGCACCATGTTCCTGAAGCCAACATTCTCCAGTGCAGCTACCGTCAGCGACAGCGGGACTTTCAGCTTGAGCTTATCGGCCTCACTTACGTTACGCAACTCGGGGTCTTTGCGGAACTCCTCGTCAACGTGGTCGGAAGTCTGTGTGTAGAGCCTACCCAAGCGCGTACCCGCACCAAGGGCTTTGCCCACGACGCTTTTCCCGAAGCCAACAAAGGCGGGAATGGATTCAATGGCACCGAGAATCGCGCCACCCCACCAACCCTCTTTAGTCAGGTCGTAAGTAAGGTCGCCCTCGGACTCTCCGAAGACCCACATCGTTCCATCAAATGCGTCACCGCCGAGTCCCTTTTCCAAGTCGACGCCAGACATCTTCGCCGCATCTTCGCCACCATACTTGAGGGCTTTGGCGTAGTTGTCGAGGTGCTTAGCAGTAATGTCTTGCTGAAGGTCCTCGGGGAGGGAGTCCCACCAAGCGTCGAAGTTCTCAACCGCGTCCTCCGGGATATTGGTTAGGCCAATCTCGTTGGCTGCCAACACAAAGTCTTCCGCCTCGTCGGCCCTGTCCAAGGTGCCGAGCTTGTAGTCGATTGCGCGACCGGGGAGTCCGATGTCGACCATAAGGTCTACGCTTCCCCGTGCCAAACGAGACGTCCCCTCCGCTAGGGCACGCTTGGCCAAGCCGGGGATGTCTGACCTAAAGAACTCACCCTTGGTTTGGATGTACTCTCCTGCGGCGCGATTGATTTCTTGGTCGGCATACAGCAGCTCTTGGCTACGCCGCTGCAACTGTTTGTCCAAGTCTTCGAGAGCAGCCATATCGGCTGCGTAAGCATCGTATTGAGCCTTGTACTCGTCGTATTCCTCGGGGTTGGCACGCAAATACTCCTCGGTGTATTTCTCTAAGCCAGCGTGCTTCTTTTGAATCTGCAAAGCCGCATCGTCGACCTCGCGAGCGAACTGCTGGAACTCGTTCGCCTGTTGGTTCAGGCGGGCTACGTTCTCGTCAATCTGCTTCTCGGTGGCGAACTTCAGCTTAGCGGCCTGATAGTCGTCTTCCTGCTTGAGCAGGTTCTCTGACTCACGGCGGTTGTCGACAAGGAACTGACGGAGCTTGTCCGACTCCGCCACCTCAGTACTGGTTCGGAACGGGTCAAGGTCTACGTCAATGCTCTGGCCGTTCTTGGCCGTCACCTTCAAGGCGTCGGTCAGAAACCCAGACGTCTCGACATTGAAACCGAACTGGTTGAGAAGGTCGTTGAGCTCAAAGGCTACTTTGTCCTCGTCGCCCCTGTCGATTAGCTCGGGCGTAACCGCCTCCAAAGCCATGTCGAAGAAAGTGTCCGCCTCCGTGCGGGGCTGTTCAACGGGGGTGTCAACCTTCCAAGAGCCCTCAGCGAAAGCGTTGGCCTCCTCGGGCGTTTCGAACTCAAAGACTTCTCCGCGCTCAAGGGCGGTGTTGTATGCCTCCATGGCGTCCAGCTCCATCCAGTCCTCGGGGCTCGACGTGACGTTGTTTGGGTCCTTGGGGAATAGGGTTGGGATAGCCACGTTCTTCCCGTCGACTTCCATCGAAGCCATCAAGACGGTAGACTCCGTTCCGTCTTCGTTCAGCCGCGCAGTGGGGCGTAGGTTCCGGGCCCGTTCAGCTTGTTCCTCAACAACGGGTGGCTCCAATGAACCAACCTCCGATACAGATTCCGTATCGTCTTTTTTTTTATCGTCGAACAGCTCGGGGAACTTGGGGTTGATTACCTCATAGTTGTAATCGTTGGCCTCCGCTGTAGCGATGTAGTCCTTGAGCACCTGAAGGTCGTAGCCTTCAAGCTCCGGGAACTTGGGCATGACCACATCATAGTTATAATTATTGGCCTGCGCGGTCGCAATAAAATCCTTGAGTACCTGCTCGTCGTTCATTACCGTACGTTACCTCCTGAAGCTGTTTGCGCGTTTGGATTCGGAATCTCGGGCCGCTCGATGTTCAAGTGTCCCTTCTCAATCAGCTTGTTGGTGATTGCAATAGACTCATCACCCATGAGAGCGTATAGTTCTTCCATTGTTACAGGGCGTCCCGTAGCAATCAATTCCAAGATAGGTCCAATGGTGTTGACGTCATTTGGCTCATGCGAAATGAGAATTCCATTCGGCATGTTCGGAGCCTGAATTTTTATGCCGGGGTAGTCGATGGGCGACGTGCCTAAAGTCCTGCCATACAGGTCTTCCAGTGTGTTCTCGACTACGGAACTGACCGTAATCTTATCGGTCAAATTCAACTGGTCAAGGGCGCTGTTAATTTCGTTTACCGCAACAATGGTTTTGTCGTCTTCATTTGACATATCACTTTCCGGCACGGGAAGGCCCTCCATAAAGCCTCGGAAAGTGGTCTCAATTTGGTCCCCATCTTCATCGTACGTCACCACTTCGGCACCGATGTTTTCGAGGTCTACGTCACGTTCCATCACGACACCACCCAAAGCCGTTCCACGCGTTGCCCCCTCGGGGAGGGGGTTCTCTTCAAGCGCAGAACTCAAGTACTGCGTGTTCGGCATAACGAAGGTGGAGACCGACTCCACAAAAGTGGGGTAATCGGTTTCCATGGAAATGTATCGCGTCTCATCCTCACCCTCACGCTTGATGGCAAGAGTACGCTGATTATCACGGGTCACCACCTCAAGGTCAAGCCCCTCATTGAGCCCCTCGAAGTAGTTGATGGCGGCAATCATCTTGTCCTTCGTGTCATCCGTGGCGGTGTAGATGGCCTGCAAGTTGTTTATTCCCGTTTCAGCGGAAGAGCGCCCAGCCTTCTCTCTGTCGGATGGCTTTGGCGGCTGCCGGTCCGCCATCGGAGTCTCCTTGAAGTCCAGTCGGGCACGGAGCTGCTTGCGAACGGTTTCGAAAGACTGCTCGCGCTGCGCGTCACGGTGGCGTCGGAGAGTGGCCTTCTCCCCATCGGTCAGAGGCTGACCGTTTCGGGTGGCTTGCTCGTCGATGTACCTATCAAAGGCAGCATCGTCTTCGACAGCACCAATCATCCTGTTTGGATTCCTAGAGCTAGGGACCATAAGGATGGCATTGGGGTCGTTGATGGCGTCGTTGATGTCGTGGGTCGTGCTGTATGCACCCATGTCGTAATCGACCAAAACAGACGTATGGGCGTTGTCGCCAACAAGGATGCCGCTGATAGCGTTGTCCTCGGCGGCGATGTAATCTTCGTTCTGCAATGCGCTTTCCAGAGTCCGAACACCGCCTCTCTTAATCACCTCAACCGTAGTGCCCATCTGCTCTGCGACCGAAGTAGTAGCGGCATTGACATCGAGCCTGTCGTACTGAGACATAACGGCTACGCCAAGCTGAGTCATGCTGGCGTACTTGGTTCCGTCTTCTCCCACCAATCCAATAGCGCCTGTAGGCGCGTCGATAACCGGGGTGAACTTGCTGAAGTTGCCAAAGTCCTCGACACGGGCCAGCTCAGACACCTCTACGCCAGAGGCAATCTGCTCCTCCATGCGCTTCTTGTGAACCTCGTAGTTGGCGGCGTACTTCTCGGCCTGACTGAGGTATCCCTCGGTATTGGTCTTGAAGTTGTTGGTCGCAGCCATGTACTCCCGGTAGCTCATCTCCCCGCTACGCCACAGCTTGTTCATCATGAGCGAATACTCCTGCGCGTCGGACGCAAACTCTGCCACCCGCTGGTTGGCATTCACGTCGGACCCCATCGGGGCCTCGGACAGGGTGGTCGTGACTTCGCCTTGGAGCTTTACCGCCTCGTCGAGCTTCTCGTTGCGCAGGCGCGTCTGCTCCTTGAGCATGTCGACCATGCCCTTGCTAATCTCATTCCAGTCTACCCGAGATTCAGATGACCGTTCGGCGTACTTGAAATAGCTCATTCGTACATCAAGTATGACGGGAAGCCAAGGCCAGAGTACTGTCCGAGATTAGGCGGTCCCGGAGGCAACGGGCGGGGGCCGGTGGGGAGGTCATCGTAGCTGTTGCCCAAAGTCATCGTACGCATTGTGCGATAATCAAACCTATCTGGGTTATTCGGGTCTCCAAGGACGCTACCAACCCTATTGTAGGGGTCAAAGAGCGGTTCTGTTGCCGGAACCCTACGCGTGAATAATCGGTCTGCGCTCGGCCTGTAGGAGCTAAAACTCTTGTCGTCAAACTGTCGAATAGCTTGCATCTCTTGCTCACGTGGAACGAAAGCCTCCGCTTCGGCACGGCGACGAGCAAACTCATCGCGAGAAATACCGAGGTCGCGGCGCTGCTGGTTGAGGGCTTGACGCTCACTACGGCGGGCTTGATTCAGCTCGCGGTTGGTCATGCCCGGAGGCACATAAGCGTCTGGTTGGGTAGGTGCCGTGATATCAAACTGCTGGTCAAAACCAAAGCCACTGAGGTCACCTGCCTGCCTCATGTCCTGCCTCATAAGACGGTCCCCCTCTCGCATCTGCCTACGACCAACACGCGTATCGGGAGAGGCCACCCCCTCACTCTGACGCAAGTCTGCGTTGCCTTGTCGAAGCTGACCAAAGTTGCCCTCCGCGTAGTTGGTAGCCAACCCCTCGGCGATACTGCCCAGCGTGCCCACGCCTTGAGTGATGTAGTTTGCCCGGTCCTCCTCCGCGTCGCGGATAGCGGCCTGAGCTCCCGCTGCCTCTTCCATGGCGATGCCTGCCAACTGCTGTTGGATGCGTGCGTCGTCCTGAGCTACGAGCTTATCAATGGCCATCATCTGCTCGCCCATAGCCGTCCTAATGCCAGCTTGCTGTGCCTGCTGTGCCATCTGTATTCGGCCTGCCGTAGCCGCTGAGCCACGTTGGTCACCCTCTACTCCAGCCTGCATACCTGTAGCGCCCTGTACTAGAGCAGCTTCGCGCATAAGCTCGAATGGCTCCTTGGGAATTGACAACTGTTCGTAGACGTTGACGTCGATACGCCGCTTGGCCTCCTTCATACTCTTGAGGAGGTCGCGCTGGGCGTCCTCCCCACGCTTACGCGCCTTGTTAGCATCGCTGAAAGACTTGGCGCCACCGTAGAGCGTCGTTCCCGCGCCGATACCTGCGGCTACGACCGCTGCCGTACCGCCCGCAGCGGCGACGCCACTTCCGATAGCTGTAGCTAGAATTACTCCTGACATAATTTCTTTTGGATTACGGCCTCCGGAAGCTCCCGGAAGTCCATGGTATACACCTCTTTCTCCGCCTCTTCAATGGTCTTGGCATCGGTGCGGTACACGCACGCCCACCGCGTGTCCTCGTGGATATATGCCACGCGCTGCGTGCCCACCTCAGTATGCACCACCATAGGCGCCTTGACGCGCTTGACCGTACCGTCGTCGAGGAGCAAGGACATATCGCCTTCCATGAAGAAGGACGGGTGGTTCTGCTTGTGGATGAAGCTCACCACGAGCTGCCCCGCCGGCATGAAAATCTCACGCGTATACAGGCCGTTCTCAAGCTTGTGGGTCACGGGCATCAAGTCCTGCATGGCTTCGGTGTGGTGCTCTACAGTCTCGTTCAACCCTACGAGCGCCTTCTGCAAATCCTCAATGGATTCCCAAAGCAGGCCGCGCTGAGTGTGAACGTGATGCAGAATCTCTTCCATCAACTATAAAAGTACGATTTACCCCGGATACGACTGCATGACCTCACTCTTGGCCACGAACATCTCCACCGCCGTAGTATCAGTGTTGGTCAGGGTGAAGACGCCGTAGTGACCGAGGATGCCATGAGACTCCGCCACTTGGTTCTTAATGCCAAGCCACAGGTCCGTGTTTCCGCCGGCCGCGCCAGAGCCGTCGTGGGTTACAGTATTGATTCCGTTTGGCAAATCGACGTCGATACTTGTGACATTACCCGCAAACGTAATTGCTGTAAACGGTGACGGAGAGAAGTAGAAGTTATCTCCCACGCTCAGGATACTGCCGATGCTGACGGTAGGCGGAAACCTGACCACGTTCCCCAAAACACTTATGCTTTGGCCAATGCCATTCAGAGAACGAAGAGCGTATTCGTCAGGGCTGGCGGGGTTGGTGCCGCTGTTGCGAACGAAAGCAAAGAAGTCCCCCTCCTTCTTCTCGAAGTATGAGGCGTTGATGAAGCCCGTGTCCTGCTGGTCCGAGACAAGCGTAGCGGCCCAAGGCCGATTGCCTTCGATGGCCAGCGTCTTGAAAATCTTGTTGACGATGGGCTGGTCGTTGAAGACGCTCTGAATACTACTGTCGTACTGCGTCCCATAGAAGTTGTTGCGCGTCTCGTTAGTATTGTGACGCCACAGGTTGCCCCCACTGAACGTGTACAGGTACTGGTTCATGCCCTGAATCCACTCGGGCTCATAGGAGTAGAAGGACGGCCACCCCTCAGCAGGCGGGCTATATGTCAGGGTATAGTTAGGCATTAGGGGTTGGAATAATCCCAGATTAAGTAGAGGTAGGCCCCGGCGGTGGGAACCGTAAACGAAGCCTCGTATTGAGGGTCTGCACCGGTGGGGGTCAGCGAATTTGCCGCGCTCAACAAAGTCACAATATCCGCCTGAGTGTAATTGGTGTTGGTGCGTAAATACTTGAACCGGTCTACCGCTCGAATAATGTAGTTATCCGGAGAGATGCGATTGTAGAACATCGTCACCGTACTTCCGCGTGGAGGCCCCAGATTGCTGCCCTCGGCAACAGAGTACTCTTGCCAATCAGCGATGTTGGGGCCAGTGCCGGCGGGGAAGGTAACAGCGGTACTGCTAAGCGGGGAAACAAAGCTTCCATCAACCCACTGGAACTCACTATGGATGGACTGCCGGGCGTTGTCTCGGTTACTGACCGTAATCAAGCGAAGAAGAATATTTTGCGCTTGCGGACACTTTACCTGCACCTGAATAATGAACTTCTCGGAGCCGGTATAGTCCAGATTAACAGTAACGGTATCCGCAGTAACCGAGTTTTTGTTGATGGCGGGGGCCGCAGGTTGAGAGGCGCTAGTTATGGGCCCTGTCGTAAAGGTAGTACCGTTATACGTAGTGGTTAGCGTAGCCTCGTCCCCGGCCTGAGCGGAAATAACGGCATAGTTGACGACGACTGTGCCAATCGTATTTCCCACGTCGACACAAAAGCTTTGTTGAGTCGGGGTAAGCAGGAAAGTTTGTACCGTATCACACTCGATACAGGGCTCCTCTCCCGGCAAAAAGACCCCGTTGCTCGCAAGCACGTACTCGTTCATATACGGGTCGTAGCCCCCAAGCTTTTGAGTGTTGAAGCTTGCGATAAACTCATCACGGAACCAGCCGCGCATACCCTGTTCACTAATGACCTCAAGCTGTTCGTTGGTCCCGTCACCCAACAAATGGATGACTGCCCCGCGCTTGGCGTCGGTGAAGAACTTGTGTGGGCCCCACTGAGCGAAGCTCTCGGGGTTGTTGCTGATGCCATAGTCCTCCACACGGGCTACCTGCGTACCCAACACCTCAGGTACTGAGGTAACCACGCTATCACCCGTGGCGTCGGTAAGCAGATTCTTACCCGCCAAGACGTAGCTAATCTTGTCCTCCTGCAACGTGAGGATATCGGTGCGCCTACCGAACAGCTTCTCTACAGGCCCATAGATGTCCTCCAGCGGCTTGAAGTTGAGCAAACCAAGGTTGAATTCGTTGAGCTTGTTTACGTTCGTCTCGTCGTTGTATACGCCACTGTACGTCAGGTCTGCAAAGCGGCGGACTTCAGAGAATCGTTCCTCACTATTTGATAAGGCACGGTTGCCCAGCGTAATAGGCTTTCCTTTTACGGAGTCTCGAATCTTGTAGCTCTCAACCCCATTACCATAGCTGATACAATTAAAGAATGCCGTGTCAACGATAGCCGGCTGCGTTGGCGTTTGGTTCTGTACGTTGCCATAGTGCAGGCCGTTTTGCCGGTCAATTTGATACGAGGCGCTAGACTCATACCACAGGTTTGGCAGTGATGGTGTCGGCTCGGTTTCGAACGCAACCACGTCTGTAGCTCTCGTGATGGTCCATTCCGCATCAACTCGTGAGCGGCGATTAGGACTACTTCCGGAACCTAGCAACCCGTCACACTTCTGGGTTCCGATTGCTACAAATCGAGGTACCGAGGCGTGAGTGTTGAAGAAGACCTTGTTGACAAGCAAGTTTCCCGAGACTCCGAAGTCGATAGCGTTACTGGTGTTTTGTGGCTCGACCTGATTTGTCGGAGCGGCAGCGGAGGGGTCTCCAGACACGCCCGATGCGGCCTCGATAACAGCTTCAACATCGGGGTCTCCATAGAACCAATCAACGATGTCGGTATAGTTTGCATCAGCCACCCACGTGTGGTCAAAGTCTAGTGTCCTCGTTTCACACGCTGCGTCACCACGGCCCTGACGAGTGAATGTCATTGTCAGGCGGATTCTGGTCCCTTGGGGGATGCTGTCAGAGTCGAAGCCTTGATAGACTAAGTATGGGAAGTCGCCAGCAGAAAACTGACCATTCTCGGTTCGCTGGTCGTTACCGCCATTGGTTCCGGCGGATTGCTTTCCGGGGCTAACGTTGCTCAGCACATTTCCAGACCCATCTTCGGTTGGCCCGTACGAAAAGTCGGGGCGCATCTTCATGTAGGTTCCCGCCACGGCAGGCACCAAGGCCCCGGGAGTAGAGTCATCGAACTCCCCTACCGCGTACGCCTTTTTCTCCAACACATTAGCGGAGAGGCAAGACGTGACGGCACCGGAGGTGTCCCTCTTTACAATCAGGTCGTCACCCTTTTCAACTTTGGCTGCGTTCTCCCCCTCAAGCAGGAAATAGACATCGCCAGAGTTGGCCGGGAACTCAAAGTTCTGATTAGTGTACACCGTCTCGTAGAGGTCTGCATCAGACTTAATCGCAAACTTGTATCGAGTGGCCCACTCAGGCGGAGACATAAGTGTGGGGATGGTAACCCGAATCTGATTCTGAAAGATGGATTGACCACACTCAATCTCCACCTTGTTGTTGGGCGCAGTAAGCACAGTGCTGGCGCGACCATACTCGTCCATATAGATGATACCCACTTCATAGTTGCGGTTGCTATGCAGGCTGGTAGCCGAGTAAACCTCAGGAGTTTCTATTGCGGGGTCATCGTTGTCAAGAGGCGTTTGCAGTAGTGCGGCACTGAACCCAAGCTTTACGCTCAGATTGTCTTTGTTTATGAGGTTGTACCCCTCGAGGTAGTTGCCATATACAATGCGGTTGCCCATCAATGTCTGAGCCTTAGATAGGCGGGGGACATTGTCATACAGTCTCAAAATCTCGCTCTCCGGCAGAAGGGTGAAAATCTTGCGCTTGCTGAATTGAATGGTGTAGTCCGAGTTGTCGGTCAAAGCCGAGTCCGCTTTGTCCACTTTCTCGATAACGCGGATGATGGAGTCGTCCATCTCCTTGAACAAGATGTCGATGCCCTTAACCAAAGAGCTCCCCGTACGCACAGTGACATTGCATGCCTGAATGGAGTTCTCCATTCCCACATTCAGGTAATCTTCTTGACTGAAGGAGAATGGGTTGCTTTCAAAAACAGGAGCACTAAACTGTGATGTCGCCGAGTATTCGTTGTTAGCGTATTCCCAACGATAGCCAAAGCAAAGCAGCCGGTCTTCCATAAAGTCCTCACGGGAGTCTACGTCTACGGCAGTTACTACGGGCGCTTCTATCGGCGGAGCCTTGATGACGAGGATGTCGTCACCCAGAACACCCCCATCGACATGAGTCGGAGCTGTGGGCTGTGGGTACGCCGTGTTGATGTTGATTCTGCGAGGCGGATTGTAGTCGTCGGTGAAGAACAGTAGGTCGTCAACCAAATCAACGCCGGTGACCAAGTGCTGCGGGTCGAAGTTGAGGGTCGTGAGCGTATTGGTGGGGTCTGAGGGGTCGTCGATACTTACTACGTGGTACCGCAAATTGTCGGTACGAGCGTTGTATGACACAATCAGGTCCAACTTCCCTGTGGCCCCCACGGCCGTAAAGGCGGGGTCGTGAACGAACCAATAGATGGTTTCGTTGGCTCCGTCGGCATACGACCCGATACATGTTGCCTGCGCACTTAGCGCATCTCCAGTATCCGGATACACCAGCCTAGTGAGCTCAGTGTTGCCCTTGGTGTTCTCGACGGCACCAATCTCGGAGTCTTCGGTAGACCCCATGCGGACGTTCTGAGCGTCGATGTACTCTCCGTTCGGAACAAGGCGCTCGTCAACGCTCTTGTTCATCCGGCCCTTGATGAAGTTCCTTACCAGATTTGCCATTACTTAATCCACTTGCCGCGACCGCGTAGGTTCATAAGCAACCGTCCCGGGTGGATGTTGCTGATGCGAATCTTGGCGTTACGCAACAAGGCGTTCTTCTTCTTCCGAGCGCGGTTCACGATGTACTCCTGTACGCCCAGCTTGGCGTCCAGAATAGAGTAGTTGATGTACGCATAGACGTACTCTTCGAAAAGCTTGTTGACCGTAATCGCCGAATTGTCGCCGGCCTCCATGCCGTCGCTGACGTACTCGAGGATGACCAGCTCGTCGGCGATGCCACTGCTGAAGTTGATGACGCCGCCCTTGCGGTCGATACTAAACGTCGGGTTCGAATTAGCTGTCTCCGTGTTCAGCCCGTACCGGGCCCCGATGTTGTAGTCGAAGTACCAATCCCCATCGCACTCGTATCCGAGCTGCCCGTCGAACCTATTACTCTCATTGAGGTAGATGTTGAGGTAGATGCTCTTCTTGGTTCCCGTAATGCGGTCGAAGTCGATGGTCGAGTTCTGAGGGCGCAGGATATTGCCGGCCGCGTCGAAGAGGATGCGGCACTCGTTGTCTTGCAGGTACGCACCGCTAAAGTTGGTCTGGATGTTCTCCGTCAGCGGGCGCAGGACACCGTCCTTGTACAGGCTGATGCGAACCCAGTTGACGTAGTCGGGAGGTAGCACGAAACGGAGCTGGTCGCAGACGTTGAGCTCGAGGACCTTGACCTCCTTGAACGCGTCGTAGTTGAGCTCTTGGATAGCACGCTTGGCGTGGAACAAGACCTTGTACCGCTCCTCGTTGTTGACCAAGGAGTGGTTGCCCATGTACATGAGCTGGAAGTTGGTTACGATGTCTTGTAGGGTAACGTACTGATAGCTGCCCCAGTTGGCATCTTCAGGCGCGGTACCGCCGTTCTCGTAATAGACGTAGTCGCTGGCTAGGTATGGCATCAGTTTTGGGCTTCCTCGGCGTTAGCGTATTGGTACACGTCTCCCTCGCGGATGCTCAAGCCGGCCATCTGCAAGATGCGGTACACGAGGTCGGTTTCATCATCAATAGGCACCTCAAAGTCTTGGTAGTCCGAAAGACTCTGGTTGAAGACCGGCTCTCCGCCCGACAGCACACTGTAAGTCCACTGCGGGTCGCGTGGGTAACGAATGTACTGACACGTCACATCGGTTGCCCCAGTGATAGTGTTTGGGAAAAGGGTGATGCGGTCTGCTTCAAGTGTGTATGCCGGATACTGCACGCTCGGCGCTGTCAACAGGCTACTGTTGAGGAGCGTAATCTTTCCGTGAGTCACCCGCTCTGCCTCTACGCCACTAGCTAAAACCTTGTTGATGAGGTAGTAGTCGTCCGTTGTAGTCGCCTGACTTGGCGTGAAATAGGTGTTTACGCCAGCGCCAGTTTGAGTAAGCGTTGCCGTTCGAGAAAAGATGTCAATGGATTCTCGCGTGCCCTTGTTCAAGTCGGCGTACTCCGTGCCCGACATGCGCGCGTTTTCGGCGTTGATGACTTGGTTGAGCTCCTTGAAGTACCCGTCGAAGATTTCGAGCTGCGCCTGCTTCGCAAACAGGTTGAAGTCCGAGGGGGAGATGTATCCGTAGTTGTTCTTATTCAGAATCGACAATACGGTATTACGGACCGAGTTAATCATTCTCTAAAGATAATCATCTCAATACCACTACATGGCCACTCCTTTCCACCCACTGATTGGTGTGGATATTCCGAGCTATGAAGTGATACGTGTACACGTCGTCACGTACGTATGCCACATCGTAGCCACCGTCCCACAGCTCGTTGAATGAGCTCGAAGCCCACACCAAGTCGCCCCACCGGGAGTAGACCTTGACGTTCACATTATCCCAGCAATCGTCAGGAGCCTCCACAAACCACACGTCGTTGACCCCGTCGCCGTCTGGCGTAAAGGCGTTAGGAGCGTAAATGGGGCACTCAATAATACCCAAGCACTCCTCACCCGTCTCGCAGTCTACTTCGACGACGATGGTGTCTAAGAGCGTTAGATAGACCGTGTCAGTCAGATACCACGTGACCGTATCCCACAACACCACCGTATCAGGCGTGAGCTCGATATACGTCGTGTCGTAAATCGTAATCGGAGGGAGCTGAACGAAGACCGTGTCGTACAGGGTGATAGAGATGGTATCGAACTCCACCACGGGCGGAAGCTCTATGTAAGTCGTGTCATAGACGTACTCGATGATAGTATCGGGTGGCAACTCGATATACACCGTGTCATAGACGACCACAGGCACCTCGTCCGGACAGGTGATGAGCCAATTGTCTTGCCAGTTCTGGTCCTCATAGAGGCCACCCCCACCGCCGGTACCGTCGCCATTGATGCCCACCTCAGCCCAGCCGCCGTCGGCAGCATACATAGTAGGCCCATAGCTTATCTGCCAGATGACGGCCTGTATGCCCAAGCCCTGACCCAACCAGAAGTCAAAGGCGTTAAGCAGGTTGGAGAACAGGCTAGTGCTACCAGCCTGATAGAAGTCATCGAGGGGAAACGTGATGGTATCGCCCGTATAGTACGGGGGGTCTACGTTGTAGTCGGCCCATACGTCCAGATTGGTCCAGTTGGTAGACTGAACCGTAGTCGTAGCAGAGTAAATCCACCCCGGGTGGTTGCTGTCGTCGGGAATGCTCAGACCCCACGGGAAGTCCCACCCCTGATTCAGGGCGTTGCAGTTGGAGTCCAAAGCCTGAAAGCCAAACTGAATCTCAGCTATCCCAGTCGGTCCCGCCAGTCCCCCGCAGCTCTCGGTGTTGTTGAACGCAACCGTAATCTCACCGACGATAGGGTCGAAGTCGAGGAGCTCAAGGTCGCACTGAGCGTACGAAGCTGTTGGGAACCAAAGGAGTAGCAGCCATCTCTTCATACCACCAAGGTCCAAAAAAAAAGCCACCCGAAGGTGGCTCTTTTCTTTATCAGTAAGGTGGAAGCGTTAGGCGTTCACTCCTGAGTCAACGCCTCGAGGGCACGGAGGTGCTCAAGGCCCTCGTCGCTAAGTAGATAGGAAATCGCAACAGCGAGATAGTCTTTACCATGCGGTACCGTCACCAACTTCTTTTTGTTGGACGGACCATTGTACCAAATCTCAGTCTTGTTGCGACGGAAGGAAAGGAGGTTGTCGTCGAAGAACCGCTGCACCTGACCCTGCAACTTCACGTCGGGGTCATTAACCAACGAAAGGAAGTGCTCGGGCTCGCGGCGGACGGCAACGAGCATATCGCGGCGAAGCTCAGCCGTAGTGTACTTGCGAGGGTCTAGGCCAAGCATGATGCGAGACATGGACTCAAGCTGGTCCAGCGTCAAAGCCTTGCACTCGATGAGCGCATCGACCTCAAGGTTCAACTGCTCCACCTCGGCCTCGGCGTCGCGCTCGAGGTTGACTTCCTCATACTGCGCCCCATTCAGCGGGTGGTGCGCGAGGAAGCTCTGAAGGACCGGATTATTCTTCGGGACGTGAAGGAAGCCGTCTTCAAAAATGATGGGCTCGACGATGGCGTTACCATCTTGCTCATCCTCGAAGGGGCTCTTTTGGTTCCGTGCGTAGCGGAGAACGCGGTTCTCACCCTTTTCCTCATCCCAATACAGGAGAGGCTTTCGGCTGGTGCTACGACCGGGAATCATAAAGGAGAGGGGGGCTCGCCCACGCTTGAGGCGGTAGGTCTTGTCTTTATTCATAACTATTGTATTTGGGGGTGGATAGGGGGACCACCCTTTGTGGCCCCCATATCCGATTCAGAATCAGTCTTGGAACAAGAAGAAGTTGTTGGCGCCCATGACGCAAACAGCACGCTCGGACAGGAAGTGGACTTCCATGGCGTCCAGAGAGCTCGTGCGAGCGCCTCCGGCGGAACCGGTAATCCAAGTCTTGTACCGACGGTCCTCGGTCTCGCTCGCCCGGTAACGGACGTGGAGGAACGGACGCTTGGCGTTCTTGCCGAGCACTTGGTCATAGACCGTGGTGCTACCAGCCGGAACAAGCAGACCGTTGACAACGCCGTTGGTAAGGCCACCGCGCATCGTCGGGTCGTTCAGGTACTTCCAGTCAGACTTGTAGAAGTCGTAACCGCGACGGAAGCCCGTGAAGCCAAGGTTGAGGGCCATCTGCTCGTCGTTGTCGAAGAGACCGTAGCTCGTACCGCCGGCACCGTAGCTGTTCTGCGCAGCCAGCATGTCGTCGATATCGAAGCTCATCTCACGATTCACGAAGAGGACGTTCTCCTCGATGGCACCTTGCTTGTCCAGACGTCCGATGACGGAGTCGAAGTCAGCAAGGGTGGACGGGATACCGCCAGACCAGAGGTTTCCGCGAGTCTCCACAGCGTAGAAGATACCCTCGGAACCAGCGTTGACCGTACCCACGGCAGCCGTAGCAGTACTCAGGGCACCCTCGGCACCGGAGTTCGGAGCGGCCGGGACAGCCTCAATCATAGCGGTCTCGAGGTAGTCGTCGAAGCGGAGACGGGTCTCGTGCTCGGACTTCAGGTACCACAGGTATCCCGTAGCGCCGTTCTCGGTCGTCACCTCAATCCAGCCAATCTGCGCCATGTCGGAACCGGAAACTTCGTAGCGGTCCTTCAGGATGATGGGCTTGTTGTCGAAGATGAAGTCGTCGGCCTCGAGAGAGTCCTCCATGCCAGTGTCGCCCTTCTTGAACTCTGAACCGTAAATCATCACGGTACAAACCACGGCTGCGGCAACGGCCTGACCACCGCCCTCATAGTAGGCGACGTCAAAAGTGCCGTTAGCATAGTCGACGTCCGTCACGACAGCTTTGTTGGTAAGACCACTAGCCGCCGTGTTGTCGGTAATGAACACCGTCTGCCCCTTGCGGATGGCGATGCCGCCAGTGCCGGGGTTGAGGGTGTCGTTCACCGTCCACGTAGCCGTGTTGGAAGTCGCGGCAGCAGCCGACGTGCAGTTGGTGTACTTAGTGTGAAGACGACCTTGCTCCGCCCACTTAATCATGTCGGAGTTGGTGGGCATCTCGGCACCAACCATGCGAAGGAAGCCAGACACAGTCCGGTTGCCGTAACGCTCGAACTCCTTCTCGTAAGTATCGGGGAGATACTGGTTGAGGAAGTCGAAGTTGGTGATGTAATTGGTTGCGAGAGCAACGCGCTCTGCGCTGGGTTGCAAATCGAACCCGGGGTTGGCTTGTACTGAACCTGCCATGTTTTCTGTTTTCTAAGAGTTAGGAACTGCGCCGCGTCTTAATCTTCAAGCCTCGGCCTGAATCTGTATTGACGGCGCGGATTTTCAATCCTCCCTTCGTCGTAGACTGTGGTGCCGCACGCTCAGACATGTTGATGTTTTTCGTCTTGCGCATGACATCATCCACGGCATTAGCCTGCCCCTGCTCGTAGAAGAACCGGGCAAACTTCTCGGGATTCATGGCGACAGCCAAAGACTTGTGGTATCCCGCAGCGTCCTTGACGAGGCCCTTGTCATCCAGATACTTGTTCAACCAAGCCTCCGGAGTCTGTTGGAGCTTCTTCAATTCAGTGCGGTCACCGGGAGTGTACACGTAGGATTTGTCGTCGATGCTGAACTCAAAACCTTTGAATCCATCAGAGAAAACCTCATTGGTCTTCTCGTCAAACCACTCTTTCCTGCGCTTCTGTTCCTCTTGGTACGTCTTCGCCTGCTCAACGTATTGCTGGTACGCTTGGTACTCCTCGGAGTCTTCCAGAGACCCGGCACCCCTTGACTCAAGAGGGGCCTGATACTTCTCCTTCTGCTCTTCGAAGTATTTCTTCGCCTTAGCAATCGCTTTCTTTTTGGCCAACTTGGCCTTCTTGATGTCGCCCTCGTCATCGAGGTCTTCATCATATTTATAATCGTCCATCATCATCTCCACGTCCTCGGCGTCGAGACCGTCTTCAGTGATGAGGAGGTATTCCTTCAGTAGGTTGTCTCCGTCAGCCTCATCGAGGTTGCGGTTTACCTTCATAAAGTCTTCGAGCCCACGGCCCGTCTCTTGCTTGTATTTGTAGTACGCCGCCACGTCATCGGGCAGCTCGGGGGCGGTCTCCCGCGCCTCGTTAAATTCATCGAGAGAAGTAATCTCCCGACCGTAACGCTCGCTCAAAAACGAACGCACGTCATCCTCGGAGAGCCCAGCGGGCTCTTCGGCCGTAGCCTCCTCCTGAGCGGGGGCATCCCCGTTCAAGTCTGCCTCATGCTTAGCAAGGAGTTCCTGTTCCACCTCTTGAGCGGACTTGGATTCTACCTCGCTGACCTCACGGACTTTGATTTCCATTGCTGTAAAATTATATTATTTATCTCGGACTAAATTCTGCCAAGTCGAAGCCGTCCAAGCTGTCTTCATTCGACTCGAAATTGATTGGCGGCAAGTTATTCTTCCGTTGGTCGATAAGCTTGCTCTGCTCAGTATTTTGTTGACTAATGCGGCTGGCCTTGGCCTGCTCGCGGTTGTCCTCGCGCTGCTGCAAACCCTGCTCTTGGATGCCAGCAATCTGCATCTGGTACTGGAACTCGCGCTCCATAAGCTGTGCCTTGAGCTGCGCCTCGGCCTGCATCTTCTCAATCTCAAATGCAATCTCGGCCTGCTTGACCTGCATTTTGCCCTGCGACTCAGCCTGAATCTTCTGCATAGCCGTCTGAGCTGCCATTTGCTGTGACTGCATATTAGCTTGCTGCTGCATGGCCTGCTGCTGAAGAGCCATCTTCTGCTCCCTCTCCTGCTTGGCCATACGCTTGACCTTCAGCAGTTGGTTGGCGAGCTTGATGTTCTTGAGCTCACGGATGTCGATGGCGTCCTCGAGGTTGATGTCGCCCTTGCTCAAAGCCATTTGAATATTGGCCTCGAGTTGCGCACGCTGCTCCTCATCGGGGCTGACCTCAATGAAGATGCCGAAGTCGTAGATGTACAGGTCGTTAATCTCACCGAGGATACTGACGTTGTACTTACCAATCTGGTTGGCGAACTCGTCCTTGAAGTCAGCGTACTCAAGGATATCGCTAACCCGATACGTCAGGGCCTCAGCCAGAGACCGGAACATGTACAGGCTGCCGTCCAGAATGTGGCGGGTAGCCGTATTGCTGTTTGCCGCAGCCAGCTTCTGCAAGCCGACCAGACTATGCGGGTCGGGAGTGCTACCGTCGCGGGCCTCATTGAGACCTGTGACGTCACGAATCATTTGCAGGTAGTGGTTCATGTTGCCAATCAGCATCTGCGTCTTAGACGCACCGCTGTTGGAGGTAAGCTCCTGAATGGGAACCTTGCCATGGTTGAACTCTCCGTCCTGAGTGAAGGAGCGACCGATGACGCTACCCGTTTGGAAGTAGAGCCGTAGAGCGTCTTCAGGGTTGTATGCGTTGCCCGTCCCAAGGTCAACCTCGTTGAGGCCGTCGGCGTCGATATACACCCCGTCCGGTACCGTACGTGCGATAACCTGCTGGAGCTTGAGGTGCGTAATCTGGATGAGGTCCGCGAAGGGGACCATGCGCCGGACCAAGGACTCGATGACGCCCTTGTACATACGGGGGGCCGTAGCCACGTAGTTGGGCAGGGCGTGCTGGCTTGCCGACTTCGGGCGAACCATGTTCTCGGCCACCTCCCACTTCAGCAGGATATTGGTGCCCATAACCATGATGCCCTCGTACCAAACGTCGATGGTCTTCTCGACCTTCTCGAAGTTGCCCTCCTCCATCATCTCGTCCGGCGGATTGAACTGGTCGTCCTTTTCAATCATCCGGGCTCCGTCGCCGTCGAGCTTCTTCTTCTTGTAGACAATCTTCTTGGTTGTCTTGTAGTTGAAGTACATCAGCGTAGCCACGTCACGATAGAACATATCGTTCTCGTAGAACTGGGCCACGTTGTAGTAGTCGTACCAACTCTGGCTGTACTTGCTAATCTCCTCCAAGTCCTCGTTGGTGAGGCTTGGGTCAATCTTCATCAGCTCAGTGATGGGAAGTGTCTTAATCTCACCCCAGTAGAAGCAGTCCTTGAACTGAGGGTCTTCCGTATAGCTGTATACGACGTTGGCCGGGTCGACGTAAGAAACCTGCACACCCGAGCCCGGCAAGAACTCATGCTTGGCCACGCTGATGCCCAAGACGGTTAGGTCGTAGTCGAGGCGCTTTCGGGTGTCCACATAGTGATTCTCCTCAAGGATGGTGTTGATGGCCTCTTCCTCAGCAATCTCGATGGCAGGCTTGTAGTTAAGCTGCATGTACAAGCTCAGCTCCTCGTCCGTGCTCGGCAAGTCAGCCGGGTCCATGGTAAAGGGGTCTACGCCCGTCTTCTCCTGTATGAGCTGGAGGACAGGCTTGGCGACCATCTGTCCCTCAATCATGTCCTGATACTTGCTCCGCTTAGACTGAGACAGCGCGTCTTGAGCGTAAGCCTGAACCTTAAAAAGGCGCTCCGACATGCCGTTGACGACGATGTCCACGAACTTCGGGAGGATAGGAACCGGCGTCCAATCCAAATTCAAATACGAAAGGTCACCATCAATGGCGAGTTCGTTCTTGTATTTGGCAATGCTTTGCTCTCCACGAGCGTAGAGGCGCAAACGATTGAAGTCTCGCCACTGATTGTAGAAACGGCACTGGTTGCCGTCTTTCTTGAACCACTCGTATTGAATGGCTTGTCCGACCATAAGGCCGTACTCGTCCGATGCCTTCTCCGCGTCAGAAACGAACTGACTTGGGAAACCAGCAGTAGAGATGTTAACCTTAACGTCCTTCATTCAGCTCGCTCCTATAACCACGATTGTTATATCTCGGCAAGGTAATGCTTATTGAACTCTTCTTCTGCTCAGGAAGATAGAGGTGTTTTTGGTTGGCCATAACAGCCAGTCCGCTGCTAATGGTGGCGTCAAATGCAGTACGGTTGCTAATATCAAATCGTGCCCAGTCCTCAAGGGTTCTGACGAACGGCATCATCCCAATTTCTCCGTCCTCTAGCACGCCAACGTGCTTTTCGATATAGCTCTCCACGGCGGCGGCGTGGGCCTGCTTGACGTCTTCAGAACTGTTGGGGATGCCGCCCAGCTCGCGCTCGGTCTTACTCAACTTATTGAAGTGCTTGTCCGGACGGTTCATACAGAACCCGCGATACCCTCGGTTCTTGAAGTGGTACAACAGGCGGGGCTTGTTGTTCTCAATCAAGATGGGCATACCATAGAAGATGCAAGCCATGAGCACCTCCTCGAAGAAAATCTCCGCCGTCTGCGGGCGGGCGACATACTCCAAGAAGAACTCGTTGGTAGGCGCGTCGTCCATGTGGAACTTGGTCATTCCGTGCAGAGCGCCATTACTACCACCACCGCCAACAGTGCCACTAATGTCGTAGGAGTCACATCCAAAGGAACCGAGATGTTCATTGCCGGGATACTTAACGCCACGTTTGTCTATCCAACGATTTTGCATGTGCTGGGGTGGCGTCCAAGACACATTAAATCTGCCCCGCTTGTCGGGACTGAAGATGACTTTGCTGTCCTTGATTCCGTTCTGCCACTGAAACGAACCGCGCGTGAGGTAGTGCTCTTTGACAAGGCTGTCGGCGTAATCAATCTGCTGGTAAATCTTGGTCAGATTAAATAGGCTCTGCTTGCTTTCGTCCCGGAAAGCGTGCGACTCAGTACGCGGAAACTGTCGGTAGAACTCGTTAAGGGCGTCGGGGTCGCTCTTCATGCTTTCGACCTCCGCGTCCCAGTAGTCTACCGCCCCGCCACGAATCTTCTCGCCGTCGACACCCATCACCGGCTTCTCCGGCGCGTGGAACACCGGGTGGCCGAACTCGTCGATGAAGCCTTCCATATTGTACTCCATCGGGATGAAGAGGGAGTACATGCCGCTCTTGGTTTGTCCGTTGGCGTTGCGTACACGCGGGTCGGAATCCTCGTATAGCTTCTTGAAATTTGAGCCTCCCTTCGCCAGCGCGTTCGAAGTGGAGCCCATAAGGCACTTGCCGATAATCTTGCTGCCCAAGCGCAAACACGTCTTGGTAACTCGCCAGTTGTTGAGGATGTTGTTGGGCTTAATCCACTTTCCGCTCTCGTCGTGGACGAGGAGGAGGAGCTTCTCTCCGTCGTAGGAGTTGTCGTCGGTGTTCTTCCAGTCGATGGTCGTGTCCAGTCCGAAAATCTCTTCGTCCTCCACATCGTACATGTTCTTCTTTGTAATCTTCGAAGCAGGTATACGAAACGCCAGTTCCGTTTTCGGCTTATCCATGCCGTCCTGTATCGGTTTGAAGAAGAATGGAAGTCGGTTCGCGATGGGTACCACCTTGTCGGTGAACATCTTTTTCGCGTCGTTACCTGTCTTTGAGAGTATCCCAACTCGTGAGTCCTTGGCTAGAGTTCCTGTGTTGACGCACTCCGAAGACCCCATGAACGAAAATCCCGAACGACGAATCTTCAGGTATACCATACCGAAGCTGCGGGGGTCCGCCTTGCACGCTTCCCAGAAGATAAAGAATATCCGATTGGCCTCGCGGTAGTCGGGGTAGCCCACGTCGATGCTCGTCCACTGCAAGTACATGTAGTGGGCGCCCGTGATGTACGTCGAGATGCCGTTGTTAATGAACCAATGGCCCTCCTCCCGGCGGTCGAATTCGCTCTCGATATAGTCTACCCACTGCGCCTTGAACGCCTTGGGCATATCATTCCATTGGAAGATGCTCTGGACGCGAGAAAGGGCCTTGGGGAGCTCTTCGCGGACCCACTTGTTATTGCCCTTGGGCAAGTCTTTCGGCGCCAAGGGGAGCGCGATAACGAGGCCGTTGACCTCTATGATGTCTCCAATCTGTCCGGTCTTGGAGATAACGACCATGTCGTACTTCTCGTTGTATCCATACATCCACGTCTTCGCGCGGTTCTTGTTGGATACCACTCCCTTCGATACGTAGTCGTACCGAACGGTGTATAGCTTATCTGGAACGTCGCTCTGCAAACCCCACCTTAGTTTCTGTCTTGGTAGAGCTCGACGCCAGCTCCAACTCCTCTTCTTCGGAGTCGATGCGATTCAAGATTTCAAAGGCGTCCATGATGGCCAGCTTCTTCGTAGCCGCCGCATTTTTCAGCCTGTCTGCCGCAAGGTCATCATCCTCACCCGGCTTCAGGATGTCCTCCTGAGCAACCTTGATGAGTTGCTCCACGGCCACGCGGCCGGCAGCAATGATGCGTTCCTTCAGCCTCCTTGAATCTTGCATGTGATTTGGTGGTCGAACATTCGGTACAACTTCTCCCCGTCAACAATGAACTCGTACTCGCTTTCGGGTCTAAAGGTTACCGTGTCACCAGACTTGATTCCTTGCGCCATAAGATAATCATTTGGGTAACTCATTATACCCATCAACGGCTCCTCTGTCAACGGCTTAAATATTGTTGACTCTACAGGAGGTATGGGTTTGACAAAACAAAACCTGTCGTGGGGGCGCCAGTCCCCGTCCGAACGCCACATATAGAACTGGTCGAAGTCGACGAGGAAGAGGTCGTCCCTGAGAAAGCTCCTGCCGCTTTGCCGGCGACCCTTCATGTCGTTATAGTACTTGAACACGTTGTGGTGAACAAGTAGGGTGTCGCCAACAGAGATAGGGCCGTCGTAGCCCAAGGGTAACGCAACTACCTCGCCCTCCCGGTTCGAAAAGCGGTGGTCCTCCTCGTTCGCGCTGACGATGAGGTCCCCCTTGGTATTTGCGTATCTATCTCCCCGTACAATGAATTGCTCTACTGCTCTCAAAAGTTGATATTGTACTCTATTGAAATCGGCATGGGAGACGTGAACTCTTTCCAAAGCACAATCACGTCCTCCTGCTCAATGAAGATGAGGAAGTTGCCGTCTACGTATTTAATTAAATGCACATGGTGGGTGCCGCCAAGAACTGGCTGCCCCACCACGTAACACATCGAGTCCTTGTAGTTCGGACCGACACAGAGCTTTCTAATGTCTCGCATCAGAACTCAACAATACGATACTGTACGTTAAGTTCAATATCTCCGTCGCCATTTGAACTCGGAACAGCGGCCGGAGCAAAGAAAAGTGCGGTGTTTTCAGTCAGGGCTCCGCTAGTAGTCAAAGACATAGCTCGGACCTGACTTGCCGGGAGGAGCAAGAAGTTTTCGTCAAGCTCAAACTGCGGGCTGCTGACGTTCGTGTACAGCTTCAAAGGCTGGTTAAAGCTATAAGTCGAGGTTCCGTAGTTGTATTTCGCTGCGGCAGAAATGACCTGAATGTACTTGCCGGCTCCGGGCGCAGCTACAACTTGAACGGGAGTAGCTGCATTTAGCGCCGCTGAACTAATCGTGGCTGTGGCCGTGAATGTAGAGGGGTTGGCCCAAACCACCCCGGGTACCCCAACTCCCCCCGCATTAGGGTCCGCCACAAGGACTTGACCGCTAGTCCCAAAGGCATTGTTGTAGTCGAGAAGCTGGTTGCCTACACGCAGGTCGGCGGTAACAGTGGAGCCAGTGTTAGAGCTGGTAAAAACCGCGCCCGGCGCACTAATCTGAACACCTGTGCCTGTAAGAATAACGGATTGACCATTAGATACACCTCCGTTATTGAGGACGTATTGAAGGTCAATGGTGTTGCTCGATGCAGAAGTAATCTGACCCTGAGCATTAACCGCAATAGTAGGCGCTGTATAGCTCCCCGCAGTTACAGCAGTGTTGGCCAAAGAAATGGTTCCGGTAGTTGTTACCGGCCCTCCAGAGAGCCCTGTCCCGGTATTAACCTGAGTAACCGTACCGCCGGGGCCCGCACCCCCCGTAGACTCGATGGTAATGGTGTTGGTGGCTGCGTCACCAGTAACAATGGTGTTTGGCCCTGCGGCAAAAGTTACATCCCCAGTAAGGCTTGTCCCGCCAGCGGAAGCAGCGGTAACGGGAGTGTTGGAGTTAGCTCCAATAACACGGCCGTACTGGTCCACAATGACGCTCGCGTAACTGTATGTGCCTTGAGAAGACACAGTAGAAAGGCTTACGTTGACGTTGCCCGAAGTCGGGGTCGCCTGTATAGGGCTAGTCCCAGTAACGGTGTTGACAACGCCTCCGCCGCCTGTCACAAAGTTCGCGAGGCCCTGAACAGTAAACTGCTTAGTATTCTCGTTATCCTGAGAGTCGGTGCCAATAAGCGTATCCGCCCCTACCGGGGTTGTCTTTTGAGGATAGCTTGTGTCGTTGCCAATCTTAGCCATCTCACTTACGGCGGTCGCCAGTAATAGCAGTAATAAGCAAATCCAGATACCCGAAGACTTGGTTGTCGCTCTCCGTCGGTGTGAGATTCACGATGACCTTCGCGAATGCCAGAGCGGCGAGCAAAAGCTCAGCCCAAAACTCAGTGATAAAATCAATCATGGAACCAAGTTACGCAATTCAGTACAACCACGTTACGTTGCCTGCTTTGCTCGGGTCGCAGTCCACGTGGATGAAGTTGGTGCCCACGCCAATCCTGTCGAATCCGGCTTCGATAAGGCCCTTCAGAACAAAAAACCGGCGGTTGGAACTGTTAGCACGGATGTCGGCCGCCCAGCCCGTAAGATGGCTGCTTCCAACGCGGCCCCCAACTTTTTGATTCCAGTACTCCGTACGATAGCCAGAGTTGATGACGTACGGAACGCCGCTCAGCTCGCGAGCCAAATCAAGCTTCTCCAAAAAGATGGGCTCCATCTCGTAGCCCGACCCCGGCTGGTCCGGGCTGTCGAATTCGTCGTAGGTGAAGTACTTCACTTGATGCCCGTTTGGGCCAGCAGAATCTTAATTTCTTGCACAGCCTCGGTAAGGGCCGTCAGCATTGCCTTCACCTCGCTTTCCTGCCGCTCTAGCATGATGATGCGGGACTTGAGCTTGCCGACCTCGCTACTCAACTTGACGTAGACTCCGATGAGGGCTCCGGAGAGGGTGATGATTTCGAACAAGGTGATAGTGCTGTCCATGATGCGTTGTTATCCCAATCGGGCTCGTCCCAGTAAATCCAATACTGCTCGTGCTTGTTACTCCGATAAAGATAATTCAGACGCATCTTACTTTTTAATCAAGAATGATATCGAGACTACGCAGAAAACAATAACCAATCCATCCGCCAAAAGGTCCAAGACAACCCGGGTCCACTCGAAAGCCGTCCAGTTCATTAGACGTCTATGTAACACTCATAATCATCAGAGCCTCCTGAAAAAGTCTGGGTCCAAGAAAATGCAGAGGACGAAGAAGTCGCTGTGTAACCGTTACCCGCAGAGCCTTTAACAGCGTATACGTAAACCAAGTCTCCAAGACTGATGGCCGGGGTGTTGGCTCTTAGGCCCAAGACCAAAGAGTCTATGTAATAGCTATTGCCGCTTGTAGGTGCGCTGCCAGAGCCCGTAGCTGCGCTGCCAGCATCAACAACTTCTTTGAAAAGAGTCGCAAAGTCGCTCGCGGATGTCAAGGAGCCTATCTCAATCTGGTTTCTAGCGTTGCCAGAATTAACTGTAGAGACAAAATAAAACGTGTTTGAATTGAATTCAATGGTGTCTCCGTCGGAAGGAACTCCCGTAAATGTCCCCACCGCATACGCACCACTTCGATTGTCATCTGTGATAATACCAACGGAAATTCCGCTAGTTGAGGTTGGGGTAAGTCCACTACCGCCGGACTCAATGTAAATTGAATCACCAAAAGAATAATCGTCGGCAAGAGCAAGCGTAACTGTACCGCGAATTACACCACTTGTAGTTCCGTTTGTTCCGTTAGAATCGCCGACAGATATAAATTTCAAAGTAGATGTATTGTCGGTGCCCTCTACCCATGGGGCGACCACAATCATTCCTCCCGTAAGCCCCGTGCCGGAATAGGACGTATCTATCTTATACGTATTGCTGTTTGGAATTCTCGGGGTAGAAAAAATCGGCACCCTATGACTCAAGCCATACCCCACACCATCGAACCAAGTGGTAGTGGGGTTGGGCTGAAGGTAAACCTTTCGATAAAACCCGTCAATAACCGTCGCGTCCGCTAGATACCCAACCTTTACCCCAGAACCATCTATAGGGCTGATTTCATTCACATACCGAGGGTGGACGTATATGGGTTGGCCATCATAGAACCCTCCATCACCATAAATGTTTCTGTCTGTGCGATAAAGGATAGCCGTCACGGGTCCGTTGACAACAAGGTCAAACGTCTCGCCAGCAGCAACATTGCCCGAATAATAATCCCGAAGACCAAGATACTTGCCTATTCCAACAGGTGCCGATGCCGGGGAGTCAGATACCAATGGCAACCCCGTAGCTTCGTCACTGCCTACCATATAACAAGCTCTGCCCGCTTGGATATTGCTATCAGCAACTACACTTATGGTATTGCCACCGCCAAGCTCCTCGATGGTGTAAGTGTTCCGCTGGTCGTTCTTGCGCTTTGACCCCTTGTTGTCGGTATCGACGCCGGGGGCTACGCCATGAAATTTTGTTCCGGGAGGGATAGGCATGTCTTATTCGTTTGGAAGCCAACCCTCGGCCTCAGCACCACTACTATTCCGATAAAGATAATTAAGGCCAATCAGATGAACTTCAGCAGAATCCGAACGAAATCTGGAAGGTCTTCAGGACTAGCACTATTGTATCGTGTATTGGTGACAATCCCAATCTTTGTGCCACTGGCAGAGTCAGTCGTAAGAAGGTGAGACGTGGTATTGTCAGCGTATATAATGTCCCCGCCGTTTGCTTCAGCCCCGCCAATCATTGTCGTTGGAAGGTTAATTAGCCCGTTAGTCGCTATAGTACAGTAGGTATCAATGGGCTCATTACATATAACACCTGCGATTAAATCTGTACTATCACTAGAAGCATCCCAGTTTCCTACAAAAAATTCGGCGTCACTACTTCCTCCATCTGGTAAAAACTTAACGATATGACCGGCCACTGCGCCTGTGTCAGGAAGAGCCCGAAACCTTTGACTTTGTTTGTACGCTACACCGTCAATAAAAACCGGGTTGGAAACGGGGAGGTTGACAAATATGTCGCAGGTATAGACATCGAAAAAACCCGCAAAGCTTTGTTTAAGGGTACCCTCACTTATAATCTTACCGACACTAAGTAGTGACGAAACCTTGTTTACATACCCCGAAGTGCTTTTAGCATAAATAGCGTGGCTCAAACCTGAATACAAGGTTGACCCAAGAATCGGAGTTTCTCCTTCTATAACGAGTACGTTACAGTTTTCTACTTTACCAGAAGCGACTCCATCAATAATGTCTCCGCTGACTCCGGAAGGGCAAAGAGCTAGAGGAGACGCTAAGCCCCTGTTTGTGCTTGCGGTAGGGTCTCCGTTACTACCAATCACCCTCGGGAAACCACTATCCCCCAGAGAAAAAATATCAAGGAGTTTGCTAAAGGTGGTTAGGTTGCTTCCAAGTTCTGCTGTAAACCCATTAGTTACACGAGCGATATCCCCCACCGTAACCGCCTCGCGGTTTGCATTGGTTCGAGCCGAACCCTTGTCTTGAGTATCTACACCCGCTGCTACGGTGTGAATCTTTGAGTCTCGAGAAAGCTCGGTCATTATTTTGAGGCTTTACCGATAAAGATAACGAGGGCTCATTAGATGAACTTCAGCAGAATCCGAACATAGGGTGCTTGTGTAGATGGAGCGAGGTGAAAATTCGTGATAATACCAATCTTTGTTCCGCTTGTAGAGTCGGTGGTAAGGAGGTGCGACGTGGTGTTGTCGGCGTACACAATGCCTCCCGAAACTGGCGCAGCGCCGCCAATCATTGAGGGCGACAGGTTAATCAGTCCGCTGGTAGCTACAGTACAAAAGATTCCTATTGGCTCATTGCACACAACCCCCGTGATTAAATCTGTACTATCACTAGAAGCATCCCAGTTTGATACAAACATTTCCGTGCCCGTGGGATTCCCTCCGGGTGCAAACTTAACGATGTTTCCGGCAACTACACCTACGTCTTCCTTAGCCCGAAACCTTTGACTTTGCTTGTATGGAACACCGTCCATATGGATAGCGCCATGGTCGGGCATGTTGACAAAAATGTCGCAAGCATAGACGTCGAAAAAGCCCGAGAAGCTTCGCACCAAGCTTCCCACCTTTATAATCGTCCCCAAACTAACTATAGACCCCGCATCAATGTAGTACCCCGAGGCGCTCTTGCCATAAATAGCGTGTCCTGAGCCCGAATAGAGAATTGAACCCAGCAGGGGAGTTTCTCCTTCTAGGACAATTACCTCAACATTCTCTAAAACGCCGTAGCTAACTATGTCATTAATTTGCCCGCTGGATGCGCCAAGGTTAATGCCCAGAACATTAGGGAAGTCTACCTGTTGGTTTGTCAGTGCGCCGGGGCTTCCGTTACTACCCCGCACTATCGGTGAACCATCGGTTGCGGTACCGTAGAATGAGACGCATTTGGTATAATTAGGCGAGTTGCCAAAGACTTCTGCCTTAAACGAACAGGTTACGCGAGCAACGTCGTCCACCGTAACCGCCTCGCGGTTTGCGTTGGTTCGAGCCGAACCCTTGTCTTGAGTATCTACACCCGCCGCTACGGTGTGAATCTTTGAGTCTCGAGAAAGCTCGGTCATTATTTTGAGGCTTTACCGACGCCTTCAAGGGCCTCAAGGCGCTCGAGGATGTCGTGCAGTTTGTCGTCAATCTCCGTGATGACGGCAGCAAGGCGCTCGATGTCAATGCAGTCCTCCTGCGTCTCTGGGGTCCAAGTCGTCAAACAGCTCATGATACTTCAAATAAAAGGGTTCCGGTCATGTTGCCAAACGACGTTCCGAAGCCGTTGGTTAAGAAAAAATACAGCACGTCGCCGGCGGAAAAACTGTTGCTCGAAAACGTCAGGGTAGTTGCCGTATAGCTGGTCAGTCCCTGTGCGCTCTGCGTCTCTAGCGTCGTGAAGTTGCTTGCACTACCCGCTTGCATAAGCTGAATGCCCAGAGAAAAACCGGTGCCCCCGCTAAGGTTCAAAGTCCCATAAAACGTAGCGGCTTTGAGCGACCCGGCGAAAGGTGCAACAAACCTATTGTACCTCTGGCGACTGCTTTGCTCCGACTCGCTGGTAATCGGAATGAATACATCCCGCACGTTGTTGTCAAAAAACGCGTAAGGAATCATCACGTTGTTCGTGCCTCCTCCGCCCCCACTGCCGTTAGCAGCAGCCGTAATGCGTCCCTGAGCGTCGACAGTAATGTCCGCGCTCGTGTAGGAGCCGGCTGTAACGGCCGTGTTTGCAAGGTCAATAGTGCCCGTCGTGGTAATCGGACCACCCGTAAGACCCGTACCGGTAGCTACCTGAGTAACCCCGGAGTCGACAAGATTGCCGACCTCAATTTTTTTTGTTTCGTTACCTGCAACATCGACGATGGCCAAGACATCTGTTGACGCCGGCGTCGTGAGAGCATTGAGGTCTGTAATTGTCTTATCAGCCATCAGTTCTGGATAAGGTATTCTGAGGTGTTTTGATTTAGCGCGATGCGATTTGGAGACGGGGTGCCGTTCTGGATAATAAAGTTGGTGGGCTGCGGAGCGGCACCGCTACCGGTCGTCAGGCTCTGAATCTGATTGGAAATCGCAATCGCAAGCGGCATTACCAGAGAGCCAAAATGTTGGTTGCCGAGGTATTGCTGGCCAAGACGCGCTTCACTTGAACCGGAAGGAAAGACCCTGCTGGAACCGTTGAGAATAACAACAAGGCGCCGCTAGAAGTCAATACCTCAATGTCTCCTCCACTGCCAGAATAAAGAACGCAACCGGGGTTGGTGTCGGAATACAGCGTGTAGTTCTCACCATTGGCCATAATATTGGCACTCAAGGTGAGCTGGGTGGGAGAATCAACAGCAGTAACCTTTGCTACCGTGCTATCAGTTGTGTTGTAGACAATGAATCCTACAAGGTTGCTGCTAAATGCCGCGCCGCTGTCCACGAGTTTGTTGGTAGTCGTGGCAGTGGCAGTGCCGCTTACACTGGGGCCAGCGACGTTGGGGACGTCGATGGTGTCGGACTTGATGACTTTGACGCCGGTCCCGACTTGAAGTTTTTGATATGCCATTACTTACCAAATGGAAATTGACGATTCAAGGAGTCACGTCGCCTCGCGCATCCGCAGTCCTTACCCTTAGACACTTTGTCTACCACGTACTTGACGCCCGTAGCCTTGGTGACCTTTTCAATAGTGTCGCCTAAGCCCCTCACTTGCGGATGCAGCTTGAAATATGCGCTTTGACGTTGTGGACCCGGCGGGTCTCTTCCATAGAATGGTCGCCACCATATGGGTTGTCGCCAGAAGCTTTGCTCATGCCCTTGGACTCGTCCCGGCGAGCTTTCATGGATTGAGACTTCTTACCGTGGCGAGCCCCGAGAGCCTCGTCGAGACGTGCGTTGTAACCTTGTTTCATGGTCCTAAGTTAATACTTTCCCTGTCTTCCTTTGGGGCTGCTCTTTGTACTTCCACCGGGGCCAGCCCACAGCTTCTTGCAGGCCCAGTATCTAGCGGTGAGTTTACTCTTGGCTGAGCCGCACTTGTGCCGCGCCTTGAAACTTTTACGCGCCGCTGCACTGTAGTTGTGACCATAGCCCTTCGCTCCGAAATGAATAATTTTCTCCTTGCCGCCCTCGCATCCCTTGACCATCATCTTCTTACCCTTGCTCGTACTACGACGAGGCTTGTTGCAGGGCATGTCCTTTTTGCTCGGCATTATTGTTACAGTCTGTAAGGCTGGAAAAGGATAGAGAATTTATTGACTTCGGCAGCACCCCGAATTGGGTACCCATAAATAATGCCTACTGCCACACCGCTTGTGTTGTCTGTAGTCAACAGATGGCTGGCGTTAGTTGTGCCGTCGCCAGCGTATACAACAGAGCTAAGGAGACCTGCGGTTTCGCTCGTAAGTACATTACCCGAAGCGTCATAAACTGTAGCGTTAACAAGCCCATGAGCACAGACACCCATCCCATCATCGGTGCCGTTTCCAGAAACTGTGGCTGAGGAAATTCCAAGGATATCTAAGTTGGCGTCGGTGTTCGTGTAATGACGAACGTTAGAGACGAAGGCGACACCATTACCAACGTCGGACGACGTGTTGCCGGCATGGACAACCAAAGAGCCCGCAGTAACACCGGCGTTACCAATGGCGGGTAAACGCACCGTGCTTTGGTTGGACACACCGTCGCGCGTGGGTCGCAAATAAGGGTCTTCGATGCCTCCATTCACGTAAACCACCGCGTCCTGTACAAACGAGGAGGCAGTGCCCGAAATAATCATAGTGGCAATAGACTGTCCAGAACCACTATCGGCACTAAGAATGTCTCCTGTCACCCCTGCGGTTAGTGTCGAGCCCGCAGGAGGGCGGGCCCCAGTTGCCGCGTCTGTGTAGACTATAGCTTTAGGTACGATACCGTTAGAGCAAATCTTAAAGGTCTCTCCTTGACTAATTGTACTAAAGCCTGAAGAGGTTCCGTCCACCACCTTTTCGTCATAAACGACGCCCATAGGTGTGTACGTATTGCCATCGGTATTAGCATTTACGCCGCGAGCGATAGCGGGGTTGTCTATAACAAGGGGCAGCCCCGTAGTCTGGTCAACTCCAATTTGGTATACAATCGTTGAGTGGCTGAGTGCCTCAGCCGCAACCGCGTTTACGTAGGCATTTTTAAGTGAGCTTACAGAAGCCGCCGAATTGGTTCCCCCCGAAAGTGTGGCCCCACTTAAAGTGGCGTTCGCAATAGTAGTCGCAACCGAAATAGAGTTCCCCGATGTGCCGGCCGTCTTAGCAATAAGGTTGATGACACTGTCGTCAGTGGGAGCTTCAAGTGCAATTACACTGAATTCAGATTCAATGGTGTAGTCGAAGCTGGTTTGCTTGGAGTTACCAAAGAAATTTACAATCCTACTAGACTGGTTGCCGACCGAACTTTGAATTTTAATCTCATTGCCAGAACCAGTGAGCGCGGTCCGAAAAGTAATTACAGTGCCCCCAATCGTTAGAGTTTCACCATTTGCTGGCAAGCCAGAAAATGTCAATGTGGCAATCGCAGGAAGGCCACTGGAATACTGAAATGGTGGGGCAGCAATTTCTTCTATAGAATACGCCTTGCGGTCATCATTCTTGCGACGAGAACCACGGTTGTCCGTATCTACACCGGAGGCCACCCCGTGAAACTTAGTTCCTGCTGGAATTGCCATTTTTTTTACGACTGTTTATTCGCGGCATGTCTCTTCCTTAGTTTCTTGACAGCGCGGTTGACCGCCACCTTCGCAACCCAACGCGGGATGCGGCGCGACATGAACTTCAAAACCTTACCTACCACGGGTGACACGGGCTGCTTTCGTATTAGAGACAAACTGCTTGCGCTTACCCTGAGCCTTTTTCTTCCGAGCCGTCTTGGCACGCTGGGCCTTGCTCAAACGCTTGGCCTTAGCCAATGGCAAACACCTGTCCGGGTTCTTCTTGTTCTTGCTCGTGCCGCACTCGCCCTTGATGCTGCCATCGGTACCGATGCGCACCCACTTCTCGTCCCGCCACTTCTTGAGCTCGCCCATTACTTTTTGCCGTAAGGCTTGGACTTAGGCTTGCGAACCTTGGGCTTGTTCTTTGCCGTACACGGCTTTCCATACTTAGGCATCAGAACTTGCTTTTGGGGAGGGGGATGTCGCGGCCTTTAATAGGCGACGCTGGCTTTGACTTCAGCGGCTTGATGTGCTTAGGGCCATGAGCTACCGCAACTCCTTGATGACCTATGTAATGTTCTTTTCTCTGTACGACACCTTGATTGTTCGGGCCAACGCCGTATATGAATGGCGAGCGGCCAACACGGTTAGCCCTATCGTTTGTTTTTTCGAGATAAGTCTTCTTGCGCGAAGACTTAGTCCCGGAGGCCGTGCCGCTGGGCTTGGTCGAAGGAACTGTTTTGGAAGACTTGGTTCCTCTCGAAATTCGAGACCGCTTCTTCTTGTCGCGCTCCCTCTGAGCTTTTCGGTAATTTCTCGGCATCACTTCTTGTTTTTTGCGTAGTTCGGGTCCTTGCAGTACTTGCTCGCAGCCATGTTGGCATAGGCGCTTGGGTAGCGGTCAAAAGTCCGCTTAGCCCAAGCAATACCAGCCGGACAAATCTTGTTCTTCTTCTTGGTTCTACCCGCCATGGACTACAAGATATACAAGACAGATGAAGGCCCCGACCATGCCGAGGCCCACCATCTTGTAAGAGAACTCTTTAGCCACGACGCTTGACAACGCGCCGGCGAGTTTTGGCCGTAGCAGAAGCTCCTTTAGACTGCTTTCCACGAGAAGTTTGAGGGCCGTAACCGACACCCGTACGAGTGTTGGTCTTGGTCGTCTTGACCTTGGTCGTGTACTTACGCCCAGTCGCACTCTTGTTCTTGGTGGTCTTGGTCGTACCAACAGAACTGGTACGCGTCTTCACCTTGTCCTTCTCGCCCTTGGTCTTCACCTTGGTCTTGGTGACAGTAGCGCCGCCGCGAACATTGCGAGTTTTGGTTTTGGTTTTGCGGCCCTTGGAAACCTCGACCATCTTTCCTGTGCCTCCACGGTTCTTGTAAACCGTGCGCTTGACCGTAGTCTTCTTTTCCATAACAAGTATCTTGTGGGACCAAAATACAATGAACTATCTAAAGTACTGGAGGGTCGTCCGATACTTCATCAATGCCAAATACGGCATCTCCCAGCCCGACCTAGAGATGCTCATCTTCCTCTACGATGAGCCCTACTTCACCCGAGCCAAGTTCAAAGAGTTCGACAAGACCTTCTCGTGGGACAAAGACCGCTTCAACCGCCTCGTCAAAAACGGATGGGTAGAGAAAGTGTCCGTAGAGTCTAAGTCGAGGCTAGGGGTATACAACCTGACCTACAAAGCCAAGCGCGTAATAGGGTACGCCTACGCCCTGCTCGAAGGAAAAGAGTATCCCATGGAGGCGCAGAACAACCCCGTATTCAGGCGAGACTGCTCATTCACCGACAAGATGTACAAGCAGGTGATGATGCAAATCAATGAAGCACAACGACAACATCGCGCTCAGAGATGATGGTGTACTTAACATCCTCAATCATCATAGAGTACGCACTGCGCTTGTCGTAGTATAGCTCCTCATCAGCGTGGATGGCTTCGACATCCGTGCCCGCTGCCACAACCTTGCCGCGAGCATATCGCAACTGGCTGGTGTCCTCACCGCTAAGCAACAAGCCGCTCTCTGTCGTCACCTCCTCTTCGATGGGCTGGAGGACAATGTATTTTCCTATCGGACGCATGTAATAAAAATTGGTGTCTTGGGGCCGACGTAAGCTCCCGCAACATTGAAAGTATAGAACTCGTATGCCTCGTCATACTCCAAGCCGTTGAGCATTAGAATCTCCAAACACCGACCCTCGTCATACACAACAACGCCCGCGTCAGTGAAACCAAGGATGGCGTCGTCAAAGCCGTCGGCGAACAATGCGCTGTCTAAATACTCGAGTACCTCGTCCCTCATTGGGCCAAAGTAATAATTGCTTTCGTGCTAAGGATGGTGATGGCCACACTGACCGCGTTCTGCAAAGCAGTAACCGTGACCCGCGTCGGGTCCACGATGCCCATGTCAATCATGTCGCCAAACTCTCCGGTCTTAATGTTGTAGCCCATGCCGTCCTCAACCATACTATAGTCGTAGTCAACGCCGGCGTTCTCCATAATCTGCTTCAACGGAGCCTGCAAAGCTTGGCGCAAGATGTAACTAGCCGTACTGCCTTCGCCCAACTTCCGGCTCAAGTTGTACAGGGTAACACCGCCGCCGGGCAAGATGCC